TGTGGCCCGACTTGCGAGCCAACATCCACCAGGCTGTAGTTGATGTGAGGTAGTGATCGGTCATGGGAGCAACGCGCCCCTGGACTGAGTTCACCTCGTTAGTACCGGTGTAAGGTTTGTAGGAGGAGTGGAGAACCTCCTGGGCTTTGAACTGGAGGTCGACTGGGATGAGGATACTCTCCGGCACCATCCGTTTGATCAACCCACGTTCATTGACCATCTTCTCGAAGATGAGGATGAGTTCTTGAAGGCCCGTAACTCCGAACGCGACGTTTGTGGCTGACGCGTTAGAGTAAGTGCCTCCTCCCATCAGATTGTGGGAACCGATGAAGGTTCCACCATCGATGGTCTTTACGGAAGTGAAGGAGTTGTTCAGAACTGCAGCACCTCCCGACTCAACCGTCTGGCGAATCGATCCACCGAAGTCCCCCGAAACCTTCTTCATCAATCCGTACTGGTCATCATCCCACATTTCTCGGGTAACTTGGAACCCCAAACCAAACCCGGCGTGCTGATATCTCACCGAACCACCCTGCATGGGTTCGTCGAATTTAATCGGTTCCCCCTCAGGTTTGCCCGGTACAGAACCAAGGCCTGCGTAGAGTTGATCTTCTTCATAAGCCTTCGAAGAAGAGTAAACGTTGAAAAACTGTGTGTACTCCTCAGGGTGGAGTTCCAGATCTTCATAAATGACACTATAAAGACCTGGGGCAAGTAGTTGCGAAAAACCGCCTCTGGTTGCAGGCACGTTACATTACCTCCTGTAGTGAGAGCCGATCTTCTTTACGTTGCGCAGCTGTCTGCTTCAACTTAGAAGCTAACTCCACCTGTTTTTGTCTGTCTTCAGGAGCTGTGTGACGTCCTTGGACAGGATTTAACTTACATATAGCGATTGCGATTTCCGCTTCCGCCTTCTTGAGAATTAAATGAGGAGCTATATTCACAAGAAAGGTTTGGATATCTTCTCGCTTAGTAAGTCTCCATACCCAAACTTCCCCACTACCGGTCTTGTCAATCTTTCCAAAACCGGTGAAGGCGCCTACTAACTGTAACAAAGGAAAGTTTGCTTGAGTAATGGTGACCTTTAACTGCGGGTTTCCACACTGATTTGTCATCATGTGGATACAGCCTTCTCCATCAAAGAAGCCTGCTAAATACTCCCAAGTCATAACTCTCCTTATGTGCTCAGTTGTTGTGCGGCTTTGGTTACTTTGAAGATTACCTTGCCGTTCAAAGTACCGACCGGATCTACGAGTTCGACGATTTCAACACACGCACCACCTGCGGCTGTGGTGATGTTGTTGTCGACGTACCAGAAGCCATTTCCGGCGTCTTTAGTGAGACCACGGATGGCGCCCACTTGGACTTGAGCCAGGGTTGCGTTCGCGGCGGTTGCAGAGTCGCCATAAGTACCGATAAACTCCATCGATTCGGTTGCAAGAACCATACCGAGGGTTCCGTCATTGATCGGGGCGCCGATTGGAATGACTACAGCCGAAGCCTGGTTGTTTACCTTAAACCCGGTGTTCAAGGTTTTGGCTGTACCGCTTGTGGTTAAGTTATTCGCAGGTTCAGTCGCAATGCCAGCGATGATAGCGGTTGCCGCGCTATTGATCGTGGCACACTCAATGATAAACCCCGATGCGACCTCCACCTGAACCGGAACTCCGTTGTTGAACGTCTGGCCTGACTTCTCCAGCATACGCTTCATGTTGGCGATAGCGGACGTATCCAACCTTGTGCGTTTGTGGAGGATCGGCGTTGCGACGTTTGAAGAAGCTGCCATATTCTCTCCTTGTTAACTCTTTCTCCGACCGGTTGTTTCGAAGGTCGGTATGCCTGCTCTCGCTGCTTCGGTTTTGAAGTCCTCTTGAGCTCCACTGATGAGCTGGTCGGACCTTTCCTCTACATCGAGTAGATGGAATTCATATACTTCCTGGTCGCAGTAGGTGAGGATGACGTCGCCGATGACGTACGTACCGTCTTGGCGTAAACCGCCCGCTATAACAAGTCGGTCTTTAACATCCTGACCAGCGAGGATTTCCTTCGCTTTAGGTTCCTTGACCAAGGCGTACCCCAACGTGTCGAGACGAACCATTTCGGAGTCGTCCCCTTTCCACGTACCGGGGTTTGGCGCCCAGAAGAAGTGTTTGCCTTTGAGAGAGACAGCCTGCACAGCCAGTTTCGGCTGACCTTGCTTTTTACGATAAGCTTCATACCGCGCTTTGCGCGCCGCTTTTTCTTGCTCCGGGGTTAGTGCCGGTTTTTCTATAACTGCTGGTGTCGTTGACATAAATTATCTCCCCACATTCGTGAGAGTCATACCGAGAGTCCCGGTGTACATCTCTTTTTTGGCTTTACGGTATTTGTCGGCGGTGATACCGAGTCCTACTACCACATCATTGGCCGTTTTATCACCAGCACGGAGGGTTGAGAGATCTTCGGGAGGGGTATTCTCCTCAGCCGCCGGTTGACCGGGTTCTGAAATCGTTGTTGCCTTCGTCACCGCTTCAGTACGGATCTCAGAGACGTGGCGCCCGATTACTGCGTTGTATGCTGTGTCCCAAAATTCAGGATCTGCTTGTTGATCGGTAGGGAGATTATTCATGATACTGGTAATCTCGCTGCGATACTTCATCCAAAGCTTTTGACCTGCTTCATCCTTGTCTTGGCGGGAAAGCTGTTCCGCCATGCGGATAACAGTCTTCTGTGCTGAACTCGTTGAAGCCGCAAACTCTTCCTTCGTCATCAACCCAGACTTTAAATCATTCAACACTTTGACAGGGTCGTTCCACACCTGCTCTTTGGTGAGGGTTGGAGAAGTTAGAGGCTGACGAGTAATCGGTTCGGTATTAGGAACCCCACTCTCTCTTGCCTGCGTAATTCTTTTGCGAGCTTCAGTCATCAATGCATTTTCGCGGTTCGCGTAATAAGCCGAAATAATCCTCGCATGATCTTTTACATCCTTACCTTCAAGTTGGCTTTGAAGGTCTGCGGGAAACGCTCCCTCACCAACTCGATCGTTGCTTCCGAACACTGGATCCGCCATCTTGTCCCTTCCTCTCTTTTTTATCATCTTCCTCGAATTTCTCGAGTTCACGTTCGATTTCGTACGGCATGTTTTCTAACGCCTTCAACACTGACAACCTCCCCTGGTTAAACCGGAGGTCTTCCATTGACGCCCCCACCCGAGCTAGCTCCCGTACGAGTTGCACCCGCAATCGCAGCAACTGACGAGGATAGATCTTGTAGATCGGACTGCTGAACAGCCGTTTCAGGTCCAGGCACTCCTGCACGGTTAGGCGCGGGAGGTCCGTCGTTAGTGCCTCTTCCAGCCAACACATTTCGCAGATCGGGGACCAGTTTGGTTCTGTCTGGGATATCAAAAGCCGTGAGTAATCTTGTAGCGAGATCTTTTGCTCCATCAAGCACTTCGAGCATAAGTTCTTGGACTGGACCGGTCGCTTTAACGACTTCAGGAAGGAGCTGCATAACCTGCCCATAGTATCCAGCCATCGTGTTGCCCATAAGGAGGAGGGCGGTGCGTTGGGTTTCACGGTTTGCTCCAGCGTCGGAACATCCGAGTCCGAAGAAGGTACCTTCGTAGCCTGCAGGTGGTTGAAGGTTAAACGCAGCTTGGAGATCGGGTTCGGATATTTGGGCTTGTCCTTCATCTCCGAAGTCCCGATATCCTTCATATATTGCACGCCCAATACGATGAAAGGGCAGACGAGCCCTACGAAGAATGTTATCCAGGCGATCGTTACCGGCAGCCATAAGTGCCAGTGTGCCTTGAGTATTGTATACACCACGCTTCCCCATTGAACCGCTAGCAAAACCTTGAGAGGGAGGGGGATTGCCCACAAGCTTTTCAGCATCTTGATCAACATACCGTTCCTCTTCCATCATACTATCATAATTAGCAGAACCTCGATCAATCTTGAGGTCGTCCATGGCGTCAACTTCAAAAACCTTGCCAGGGTACCATTCATCTTTAGGATTACCTACATCGGCAAAGCGTTTCTTGATGAAAGTAGGTACGTTTCCAATTGTAGATGCATCTCTACGTGTATTGTGGATTTGGGCTTTCTCTTCTTGAGAGTCCTCTAAAAGCTGCGGGATGGAATCTGGATAGAAAGAGTTATTCTTCACAAACAACCGAAAGTCCACAAACGCATCCTGATCCAACCCAATCGGGTGGTAGTAAGCCCTGATGATCGATTGATGTGAGTTCATCTGAGGGTTAAACACCACCACGATTGAATGCATTTGACCCGGGGTGAGTTCGTACTCTAGCCAGGCTTCGACGACTTGATAGGGACGGGTAACGTCGGTAGAAAGAAATATTCCCGAGAAGTTAGCTGACTTTTCTGCTGCAGGTCCTTCGGAGGTGATAGGAGATCTTAACACACTCGCTGCACCCTCTTGACTCCACTCACCAGTGTTCTTTTTAAACTCCACTTCCTCACGCGTGAAACGGAGTTTGTGAAATTTGATAGTGCATTGTTTCAAGGTACGAGCGGTGATTGGGTATGGGAGAAAATCACCAAACCCGATAGGGAAGAGTTCCATCTTTTTGAATGTTTTGTTTTGGACCTGCCCAGCCTGAGTGGAGAAGAACTTCTGGCGTTCTACCCAGGATGGTTTGAGGATACAGACGCCAAGTTTGGAAACATCATGCAGCGCGGCATCGACGGGATCAAACGCTTCAATCTCGTTATACCATTTGTAATCCATCCATTCAGAAAGCTGATCCAACCACTCGTGTTTGATCTTACTACTATACCACGTTGGTTTCCAGAACGGTTTAACCCCCCAGAGGAGACCTTGAATCCGAGCATGCATAATATCGACATGCATACGAATGAGACCAGGGACGAAGTTAGCTGCTCCAACAAATGGGGTGGTACGCATTCCCTGTGTCTTCGGGATACCTTGGTAGTTACTCTCCCACTGCGTCATCTTCTGTTCGATTTGGACGGAACGTGCTTCGATCGTCTTCCTTAACTTTTCATTCAGGAATGCAGACAACTTCCCATAGATGTTGGGTTGAGATTCCTTCGGGATTTGAAGTGGGACTAGACTACGAGGCATCTTCTTCCTTCTCGATCAAACCCAAACACTCACACATCATAGCGTGTAGAGTTTTCTGAATAACTAACATCACTTCATCTATATCTGGTTCACTATCTCCAGCTTTAGTTGAGTCCCACCAAAGGGAGCCTTCCTTAATTGTTATTATTACAACTTGTTCTGCACCCTCAACATTTTCAAGGGCGTTCATGAGAGCTTCAGATGGAGTACGAGACATTATACATACCCTCCATAATTCTGCGTTGTGAAGGTACGGGGCTCTTTCGGGATGTGGACATCTTCCATCTCGGTTTGCAGGCTTTCAATCTCGTCAGCCGAAAAGGGAGCTCTCAAATGTTTCACCATCGAACTCGCGGCATCCAAACGGTCGATTAAATCCCCATGTGGGAAGTCTTCCACCTGCCGTTTAAACTCAAACTCCCCCTTCCGAACGTATAACCTTCCCTGTTCGTAAGTGGGACCTAAGAAGGCGCGAATTCGTTCTTCTTTATTTTGGCTACCGGGGTTGAACCCTTCAATTTGGAAGTTGCGGTGTTTTTTGTTACATTTGGGGCAGCAACCGTTTAGTGTTTGTATCTGGCGTTTCATCGACACCGTGTTCTCAACTTCCTTTTGGGCCCCGACTGCCTCAAACAACCTACGGTGGAGAACGTATGAATCATTATAGAGGAAGAATTGCTCCAAGGCTTCATCATATCCTGTATTCTTCCCCCACACACGGAAGATAAAAACTCTACGATCAGCAGCCATTCCACCTACCGCGATAGCTCCCTCACACTTGGCCGTTTTACCACCAGAAGAGGGGTCGTAGAAACCTACACGATAGAGGTGACGTAGACGAACTGGAGGGGTACCATCTAAAGGCACTATCAAATCCAACACACCAGGTGAACTCTCCTTCACCTCAAACTCTTTATACAACTTCGGGTTGAAGTCAGAACCTTCTGGAGAGCTCGGACGGTTCATGTAGTTGCAGTTAAATAGGTATTCCTTCTCTCTCTGCAACAGGTCGTCTAACACCTCTAACGGATACTTCTCAGGGAAAGTGGCGCGCCTCTCCCCAGTCTCCTGATTCTCCTCAATAGCGGCGCGAATATGCCACTTAAAGCCAATAGGGCGTCCAGATTCTGTAGTACCATACGGCATCTCCTTCATCATCCAGCCGGGTACGTCAGCCGTCCCGTGTTTCCAGCGTGTGGCGATGAAGAGCTCTTCGGATTTCCTTGGATCAACTAACAATCCAGGAGCGGCAGTTATCCTATCCTTCCCTGCCTGCATCAACGGTTCGGACTTGGCGGCTTTCTCTCCTGAGAGATCGTCGTAGATAATGATTGTGTAATGGAAGCCAGTTCCAGCTGATTCAAGTCCCAAAGCAGTTACGGTTGATTCGTCAAACGACTGGCTACGCGGCAGAAGGATCTCGCCAGTATTCCAGACAGTTTTTGTTATCGATTCAGGGATGATTTCAGGGAACAACCACTGGAATTGTTGATCGTGTTCTATCTTCCACTTGACGTCTTTAAGGTCTTTGTTGGCGATGTCCTGGGCTTCGGAGAGGATTAGGATGCGGTGGTTACGTGGGTCTTTATCCTTATTGGCGTCGTAGAAAGCTAAGAGAGCGTCATTATCTTCGTAGGAAAGAATCTCTTCTATGTGCTCTGAACCACCACCCAAAAGCCTCCACGCCCAATAAGACTTCCCTACAATCGTAGATTTGAAGCTGCCGCGAGGCTCAAGGTACCCACGTTTTAAATCCTGCAGGGAGCTTTGAATGTGGTTACACAGGGGTAAATGAAACCCTTCTGTCAAATCCTTATAACCCATAACAGCCTTACAAAACACGTAGAACGAGCCTAACTGCGGACCAAGGAACTTCCGGCGCAACTTCGAACGCAACAAATGCGCCTGATCACTCGTCGCGGTATGTAGCAAACTATCCATCTATCGTCGTCCCCGCCTCTCGCTCTGACGTCTCAACCAACCGGAGGAATTCGGCTGAGATGGATACACTCCTCATGGTCTTCTCAACCTTCTTCGTTTTCGATGTATCTGGATCCCTATCAAGAATATCCTGAGCGCATCTCATTTGAACAACCTCACTATCCGCGCCATGCATCAGTTCTAGAACTTTATCCAACGCCTCATCTGAAGCTTCCTGGATGCGTTCAAACGTCCGCGTCGCCCTAACCTTCAGTTGAGAGTCGAGATCGGCCCAAACCATTTCATTCAACTCTTTCAACCGCTCCAACATCACAGGATCTCTAAACCACTTTACAATAGTTAAACCAGACGTCTTTGTCTGCTTTGCTACCTCATATACCGGTAACCCAGACGCTAACAGTCTCAGCACAACTTCCTTCTGAGCCAGCCGAGCTGCCTTACAATCGTTAGGAAGGGCTCCTGTCTCTCCATCCCCTCTAATCCTCAGCCCTTCGTATTGAGTATATCCACCTATCGGCGAAGCCATACAGACCCCTTTAACACTACCATTATAACGGGTTAATGAAAGGACGGCAACGGGATAATGAAGGGACTTCAGCAGGACAATGAAAAGAAACACCCCTCTGCTTTTCATTGGGCCTTAAGTCGTAAACCCCCCGTGGTTATCGGGATGACTTAATACGGGCTCTCCAAACACGAGATTTTTTGGGGACCCGGGTGCAGGAGACTGCATTATAAGGGTGATGACCTACCATCGTTGAAAAGGAGATCAAATTATGATCACAACTAAGATACATTGCATCGACCATCACAAACAGATGAAGTTACAGTCTGAATGTGAGATACCACATGGATATATGAGTGAGTATGCATGTGAAGAAGAAGGATGTAAGCAGAGAGTAGAAGTACTCACAACAGTAGAGTAAGCATAGCTAGAGTGGTGTGACAGACCACTCTATGGTGTGCTTAGCATACCTAATTCAAACAAAATGGAGATCAACATGAACATCGAACTGTCGAAGGAACAGCTGAGCAAGATGAAGGAGTTGAAGGCTACAAGGCAGGACAAGACTGATGCGGAGCTGTTGAGTCAGATCATCGATAGAGGGTTGTATGATTTGACGTATCGCACCAAACGGAACAAACAACAATGGCAGGAGTTTAAAGCCTACAAGCAGAGCTTGAAGAGCTAACACCACTGGATGTTGATTTACCAACTACCAACGTTTAACATTAAAACAAAGGAGAAAACACAAATGAATCCGAAAGTGTATTGCACCAATCACGCAGTTGAGTTGAAGAGAGTTAGTACAGAGATAGATGATGATGGGACACAAGTGTTAGTGAAGCAGTATTGGGAAGCAGAGTGTGGGTGTAAGGTTGAGATAACGTTAGCGATGCCAAAGGCAGCGCAAGCGTAGGAAGGAGTAACATAATGCTACACATCAGGGCACCACCGTAAGTACAGCACTACGAACAATTGAATAGCAAGCCATAAGGGCAGACTACCTCGATACGCCCTAGGGAAACCTAAAATCGCCCGGGAGGGCGAAGTCTCGGTTCGGGTATCCGACCGCGTGACTTAGACCGACGAGAGCGGTGACGGCTGCGGCACTTCCGACTTCCCACTGGAGAGTGATTTGGTTTGAAGATAGTAGTAAACTTAACACAAAGGAGATTAGACTGCGATGAAGATATTTGGATTGTGCATTCACACCGCCCGAGAGGAAGGCTACTGGTCGTTGTATATCCATACTGGAGACGATGATTGGACGTTCTTCCGCGCGCTGACGTGGAATTCAAAGCTGGAGGTTTACAATCTCTCGCTAAAAGGCTACCAACGACTTGTCGGCAACCTCTACTGGGAGTGGTGATTCTAAGAAAGATTTTAGAAAAATTCTGTTGCAATCCCCACGGTGTTTGATTTATAATCTTAACAATACGATTCACTCACGTAACGAGTGAGAAGGGAAACACACAATGACGAATGATAAGAATGCGAACGAGCTTGCTCACAACATCGTAACCGAGGCTGCCGCTCCCGTCCGAGCAATCCGAGACCTGGCGGCAGAACTGGGGTTGCCAGAAAAAGACGTCCAATCCTACCTGGGCAAGATTGCCTACCGGAAGGCATACAACCTGAGGCCCGAAGTGATCGCGGCGAGGAAGTTGCGCAACCAAGAGAAGGCTGCCGTGCAGAAGGCGATACGGGAGAGGATTAAGGCGTCCGGACGAGTTGAACTCCTCAACAAGCTGGCGGAAGGGATGGTGACGAAGTAATGGATAGACACTTTCCGCTTATTAACGAGTGTTTACGAGATGGTGATCCATGGCTTCTAGAAGATGTTATCTCTGAAGCCCTAGAACTGATGACTGCTGAGGTCGTTGGTGAGAGGATGTTTGGCTGGTAGACCTACATCTACCCAACAACGAAGTGGGAGGTAAAACCACGATGAAGTGTTATGTGTGTAAGTATGTCAATCAGTGTGGGGAGGCTAGACGGCATCCCAATGCTACCACAATCGAGACTGCAAAACTCCTCTACAAACGGATGAGGGAATACACCAAAGACCGTTCATCTAACAAACCTGATAGGATTTGCGAGGATCATCGCAATCCGTTAAAACTCAACATCACGATCGACAAGGCGTTCAAGGACCTCAACCACGCGATGGAGATCCAAGCGTTGGATAGGAGGGTAACGAAATGAGCCGACAACAGGATGTAACTCGGCGCGTCGTCATCGACCTGAAGAAGGTGGAGGGGGAGATACCGAGGAGTGAAGATGGAGATCCAGCATTCACCGAACTTGGTCAAACAGCTGGGTTATATTCTTTCCCTGAAGACGGGACAAAAGCTGTACTACAGGTGTTCACACCTGAACAGGTAGTTGCTCTAGTCAACCGCGCGCTATATCAGATGGAATACTCACGTAAAATCCACCGGGAAAGGTCACAGGCGCAGAGGGATGCTGAAAAACCGGTGAAGGAGGCGTTTAAACGTCTGTTTCCTACAACCTCTTGGGCCAATGCCACGGAGGAACAACTGAAGGCCGCTGTTGCAGAGGTTTACAAACCGAAGGGAGAGGGACAATGAAACGAAACTTTACCCATTTTAAACCTGGGGATGTTGTGGAGGTGCAGAAACATTGTTTGGAGTTTTGGCAGTCATTAAGACAAGTTGGGACTACCTTCACCGTTACTCGGATTGCAAGGGATTCAGACCTCCATGCGTATGAAGAGAAATGTGAGAATACTGGATGTATCCATTCTTTCACCCATCCAGACCAGTTGTGGTTAAAAGGGGGTACAGGATGGGCTTCTGCGTTTTGGTTCGACCCTGAGTGTGAGAAGTATCAACCGAAGGAGGAGAAGAATGCCTAACCAACAATTCCACGCGAGGTTAAAACTCACCTGGGTGCGACAGACGGAGAAGCACCATATCTACTCACTCAAATTCCCCGGGCAGGCCCGTTCATCTATCATCCAGATACCGAAGTTCGGTGGAGTATCTAACTCACAAACTGTAGTAGCAACACCATCAACCTACTGCCTCCCCACAACCAAACCACCAAAGGAACTTCTCGTAGAGATTTCCGAGATTGGGAGTATGGTGGAGTAGATTAACAACTACTAACCAACCCACGGAGGGAGGAGCAACCCACCGCTCTTCCTTCCTCCAGTGGGAATGCCGATGTTTGCCTACGTAAAAAATAGATATTGTTACTTTTGTTTTTGTTGCAAAGGGAGTAAGGATGTTGTTATTATTAAAGAATAAAAAAAACAAAACAAACAACCCTATACCCCCCCTATAACAAAGAAGAAACAAGAAAGCAACAAAGTAAAAAAGACAACGCAACAAAAATAACATTAACATAAGCTATACTTTACGTCGTCATCTGTAAGCATTCCCACTGGCCAAAGGGAAGTTGAGAGAGACCTTCCCACTGGAGCTTGCAAAAAAGTAAGAAAAATGTTACAATTGTTAAAGAATGGAGGCAACAATGCTCGCAGACAACACCTACACATCCTACTGCTCCCACTGGCGGAAGTATAAACGTATGATGAAGGAGACGGAGGGTACAGAGGAATTCAAGTATTGGGAGGAACAGCTCACTGGGGTAGAAATAAGAATTATTAACGGAGGGAGGGAGATACCAGAAGAGAAGAAAACCTCCCCTATCATCATCCCTAACAATGGCAAACAAACTTCAACCCTACCTCCAGCAGCAAGTGCTGAGGTAGCGGCAGCTCAGAAGGCTTATGAGTTGGCGAAGAACATGCCCGATAGCCCAATGAGAACAGATATGATGAAGAGAATTGGAGCTAAACTAAAAGAATTCGGAGTTGACTTAAAGGAGGAAGTAAATGGCTAATGTAGGAGAACCACAAAGGGAGATAGTTATCGAACCTTTGAAAGAACCTGTTCCTGATCGTATTGAGGAGCCTAACCCTCAATATGTACCACAGGAAGAGCCCCAAGAGGTACCAACACATGCTTAACAACCTAGACGACAATATCATCCCTGATGGGGTGGAACCAATTATTGCCTGGAGAGCATGGAACGTTCTCTGGCCTTACCATCTTGTCAACCTTAACAACCATGATTTGTGGTTACCGAGAGAAAGGATGGAAGCGAGGTGTATTAGGGAAGAACATCCAGAAGGTAAAGAAATACCCTCCATCGAGTGCACTTGTGGAATCTACGCGCTCCAGACGAAGGAAGAAGTTCAAAAACAATTCCCAGCTTTGGTTTATGGAGAGGTTTATCTTTGGGGGAGAATTGTAGAATTCACCAAAGGGTATAAAGCGCAGTTTGCTTACCCTAAATCCCTTTACCTCCGCACAAAGCAACAAGAAGAGATATTACCTCTCGTTGAGTCCGCTTACGGAATACCAACCAAGATGGATCCTTGGGTGTACAAACAATGGGAAGCCATTCAACGTGAACAAAGCACCACAATGAGCGTGGATGAATGGCTAGCGGTTGCGTTATCTACCACGATTGAGGATAAATCCATTCGGAGGTTTGCAAGACAACAAGCTCGGCAGAGGATTTATATGCGACACAAACACGCGGAAGAGAGGTTGGCAAGCTTGCAAGCAGAAGCGGTGAGAGTAGAGAAAAAGATCCAGAAAGATAAAACACTTCTTCAAGCGTTGGATGCAGTTAAGGCTCAACTTAGATGAACACGCAAGAAGTAACATTACACGAACTCCAACACGCTGTGCTTGCTGAGTATGGCACAACCTACCTATATAACAACCATTTTGCCGACGATCCGTTTGTCGTGATGACACCGAAAGGCTACCTCATCGTGATGATGTTTTATGCGGATGAGAGACATGGAGGGATGTATGAGTAACGAGCAAGACGATCGAGACGAGCAACAGGAAGAATATTCAAACGAACACAATCAACAACGCCAGCGTGCGTTGGAACGAAATGCGAGGAGAGTTTATGATGAACCTTAACCCAGGCGGAACGCCTCCAAGCCCAAAGGAGGTAACAACTAATATCCAACCCACCAACCGGGTGGATGCATTCACCGAGTTTATCAACGAGTGGATTAACACCAACGTCAAAGTCTTCTCACGAAAGGAGAACAACCATGACGGTGAAGTGCTGTAGGGATTGTGTGCATCTTTTGGGGAAAAATATACCCAACACAGGAATGAGATGTGAAGGGATACCTGTAGTAGATGGATTACGCCCTGTAATAAAACATTCTGAGTTGGACACCTTCTACTGCTCCGCCTTCACCCGGAGGAACTCCGCGAAGCCAATCAGCCCAATCAGTATCCCTATCGAGTATGAAAGGGATGTGGATGGAGAGATAGTGGGGTATAAAGACTCCGCGAATAAGAACACTCAGAACACTCAACCTGAGGAAGAACAGAAGTCTCTTCCTCCCATCCAAAGGAGGTTTGTGTGAGTAAACCACCAAGCACGATTAGTAATCCAAAGGCACCTTTAATTCAGCTTGCTAGTGAACATAGGTGTATAGCATGTGGAGAACAGCACCCTGGATGCTGCGAACAATGCATTCGATTCGTGCCCGAAAGGGTGCCTTGCTTGACTAAATGCGGGCATTGGGTGTGTAATGAAGGTTTGGCTGAATATTTAGGAAGTACTCAATAAACCTCCTTCCCACTGGATAGAGCTTTTAAATTCAAGATGTGTTATAGTTAAACAATGGAGAGTTGGTTTTCAACTCTCCGCGGGCTGAGTAGAAGGTAAATCATAAATAGGAGATCAAAATGGCGACACGTAACGGCGGTCCTGCTTGTCCGAAGGTAGAGCGGTTGGAAGAGTTGATGGAGGCTTTAACGTTGGAGAAAGATCACAGTGGGAGTATGCCTCACACATGCAATCTATCCACTCTTCAGCGTAATGAGTTGTTACAAGAATGCGTTGAAGCCCTCGACTGGCTTCACACTTCACTGTCAAACCGTAAATCCTACCACCAAAAACGTCAGGCAGAACAGAAACTCTTCATGGAGACGGCGAAGAAACTTCTCACTCCCGACGAACTGGAAGCAATCAAAAAACAAGCGGAGCGTGAGATAAATGGCTAGCCACGACGAACACCACATCCGCGCGTTGGAGAAGAAGTTGCAGCAGAACTTCAACCCACCTTGGGCAGAGCCGAAGGAGTTGAGGGGGTTAAAGAGTCTTGTCACCGAGCTAGCTGACCTCCTCCAACAAAGTTTATCCGAATACATCCGAGAATCCACACAGACGAACCTAGCAAAAGTCGTGGTCTTCTGCCAGAAGTTAAAAGCTCTCGGTTACCACCCAACAATCATCGGAGAGAAGAAAATCCCTCACGGGATCCAAGTCTTCCGTGAAGACGTTTGGTTTAAAATCCAACAGATGGAGGTACAGAATGGCGGAGGAAACTTATCTAGTCCTAATCCAGGAGAGTAGGAATACTCCCACTCTCCATTTGGTAAAATCCGACTCCCTCTACGCTCTCACCCAGAAATGCATGTTTGAGTATTGGGATGTACATATTTACAAACTCTCTGCCGCTCCTATCCAAGCTGTAGTACCTTTTGGAGGAATGAAATTAACCCATGTTGCAAGAGTTGAACCCTCAAACGGTATTATGGGAGCGTTACAAGATGCAACAGAGCGGATGTCCCACCTCCCAGCAATGCAGATTGAAATAATCACTGAAAAGGCGATAGAGATGTTGAATTTAACCAAAACTCGGTTATTACATAACCTAACTGAGTTAGAGCAAGAACCTCAGACAGAAGTTGTGAATTTAGGAGAACATCATGACTGAACCCGAGCAGCCCGCGGAGAATAGCAGCAGATGTAGGTACTGTAACCAGAAACTGGAACGCATAGGTGGAAAGTGGAAGCATGTGAATTATAACGCATCTTCACATACTCCCGAGCCCATCTCCAGAGTAGCATCCACAGGGGAGCAGCCGCGAACTGTCATTGGCTTACCACCAGCCCCGGAAATGCTTTATCACACCGCAAGCGGTACAGCTATCAACATGACTGAAATGCGCGAGAAGATTCACGGAGCAGCGCGGCCCTCTGAGCCATCCGCGCCCAAGGTTGAGCCGCAATTCACATGCGAAAACTGTGTATCGCCTGAAGTGTGCTCAGAAAGAATGCACTGCGACAAAGCCGGTAGACCATTACACGAGCGGCCCACCCAAACAACGGAGACGGCCTCCGCGCCACAGCTAGGTCAGTTATTGGGAGAAGTTCTGGTCAAGGCTGGCGTGCTCCATGGTGAGTTTCCGCTGACGGAAGATCAAATAACATTCGCCGCAAAAGAATATCTGGCCGCTCCCTCCTTGGCAGGAACGCAGCCCACGACTTGCAAAGCGCGTGCTGCTGGAACCGCTGGCGGCAACTATCCGCAAGATTGCGATTGGCCATTTTGCGGATGTGATGAACGTGCCACTAAAGCCATGGAAACTCTGCTTGAATGCGGGTGGATTGGAAACAAAGAGGCTGCTGAGCTACGTAGAGAACTGGCTGTAGAGAAAGAATTATCTGCGCGCTTGGCCGAGAAAGAAGTAGATCAGGCCATTCGAGCCGAGTCCGCTGAAGCTCAGTTGGAAACAATGAAATCCGGCGCGGCCCAAGGTACGCCACAGGTGGAAGAGGCCGTCGAAGCAATTATGCGGTTAGGGTACACGCGTGATCGAGTATGTCAGAGGGATGCGGTTCGTAAAGCTCTCAGACCGTTCTTTCCTGAGCACTTAGTAGGTGCACCCGCTCAGCCGGGACCGGAAGACAAAAAAGGCCTTCCCACTGGCCATTGATAAGTTTTTTCAAATGATTTATACTGGTTTTGTAAATCGGGTTAAATATACCCTTAAAAGGAGCAGTAAAGTATGGCAGATCCAAACACACCACAGATTGACATGGCAGCAATCCAGGCGGAGGTGGAAAAACTGGCGAATTCAGGTCAGCTTGAAGCCGAATACCTCAAACTGCGCACACGGCAAAAAACCCAGCAGAAGAAACAGCAGGGTTCGGGCGCGATGAAGGCGTACCAGCAGAAGAAGAAGATGATGGAGAAGCTCATCCGTGAAGCAATAGCAAAGAAGGGTGTAGCAGACGAGCTCGATGCGAAGGCTGACGAGGAAGCCACCAGGAGACACGAAGAGTGGTTGGCGGCTCAGTCTGAGAACGAGCCTGAAGAGGTTGAAGCCAACTAACACCAGTTTGGCGCCGGCGTTCATCCGCTTCCACAACCGGCGTCAGCGGGAGGTTGGAACTACAAGGGAACCGCCTCCCGTTAAAGATTTGAGGGTAACGCAACACTACCACCCTCGCAGCCAGGTGTAGCCGCCCGCGCACCGTAGGAGAGGGGAGACTGATCTCCAGCCCCTCTCCTATTGCTGTGTTTGGAGATAAGTAACTAACCCCCGGCGGAGCCGCGTAGCTCACCGGAAGTAACCTAACACTCAACCCTAACAATCCATCAACTCTGGCTTCCCACTGGCTAGTGAAAAAGGAAGTTCAAAAGCATAAAATAGGAGTATTGATAAGCAATCACTCCGGATTGGAGATCGCGTGTGATATTGAATATATCGCGGATAAAAGAGTTCAAGCAGTGTTCGATGAAGACGAAGTATCATCAAATAAATGGTCTGGAAGAAAACTCTATCGCAATCCCACTTATGACTGGTGGGGCTTTCCACGAAGGTGCTGCTGAATTCCTCGCACACCGAGACGTTAAACAAGCCGTCCAAACCTCCGAAGCCAAATACCGTGAACGTCTTGTTGGACAGATGATCTTACCCGAAGAACGCCAAACAATCGAACAACAAATCGAACTCTCCAAACGAATGGTTGACGTCTTTGCCTCCAACTTCTCCGACCATGAAATGATGGTGATTTCACCTGAGGTAGAGTTTTGTGTGGCGATGGATAAGACACTACATCACTGCAAGTTTTTTCATGATATTCTCCATCCTGATATCCCTTTTAAAGATTGTCCTGCAGTCTTTATGGGTCAGTTTAAAGATGGCGTTCCTTCTGAAGGCTGTATGCAACCCCACTACTTTCGCGGCAAAACGGACGCGGTGATCTCATGGAAAGGGAAAATATGGCTTCTCGAACACAAAACCACAGCAATGACGGGCAACATTTTTTACGACAAGTTTATGTTAGATTTTCAGACTACAGGGTATTTGTACGGCATTGGCAAGGCGCTTGGTACGAGGCCACACGGATTCCTATTAAACGTTCTCAAAAAACCGAACAAGAATGCGAAGGATCAACTCTCTGTCTCATTCGAACGGGAACCTTATCTCCGCTCGGAGGAAGATATATCACGCTTTGAGCAGGAATTCATCCACTCCGCCGAGGATTACGAACACGCAGTAACCCACAACCGCTGGGCGATGGATGGGGCGTGGAATGAATCCTGTGTAAAATACAACCGGAGATGTTACTTCTGGGATGTGTGTAAAAATCACGGCAGGATCGTCCCGGAACAGTTCCGCCAAAAAGAACCCGACTACGTCGACGAACAATACTATAAAATCCTCGGGCTCACCCCACCGGAACGGTGCGGAGCTACACAGGAGGTATTTACTGATGAGTAACAAACCTATTGTGCTTTTTTCTGGGGGGCTTGATTCTACTGTTTTACTTTGGTCCCTACGGCCGAATGTGAAGGCGATATCGTTTGATTATGGCCAGCGACATAACAAAGAGCTCACCCAAGCTGACATTATCAGCTCTGCAGCAGGGGTCGAGCATGAAGTTGTAGATATGGCTTGGGCGAGAAAAGGATTTACGTCGGTGTTTGAGTTGATTAAATCCGGCTCCCAAACAGGCAACCAACCCGTTCCAGAAGGCCATTACGCGGAAGAGTCGATGAAGGCGACTGTCGTCCCTAACCGCAACATGATCATGATTTCTATCGCGGTCGGCTGGGCGGTATCTACAGGTTCTAGTGAAGTTTACTGGGCAGCGCATGCGGGAGACCACGCAATCTATCCTGATTGTCGACCCGAGTTTTATATCGCGATGGCCAACGCTATTCATGAAGGTAATAAATGGTCTTATGTAGATCTCGGAGCACCGTTTGTTACCAAAACGAAAGCTGAGATCGTTAAACTTGGGACTGACCTCCACGCCCCTATAGATCAGAGTTGGAGTTGTTATAAGGGAGGTATACTTCACTGCGGTCGATGTGGAACGTGTGTGGAACGTCGGGAAGCCTTCCAACTTGCAGGGGTAGTTGACCCTACGGAGTATGAGAAATAATGGCGCCCAAATACAAAACAGTTGCTTTCGACTCCGTAGGTGAGTTAGCCCGTTTATACTTCTCTAAAGACATGGGGAAGCACGCTGATAAATCCGGTATGGAAACCATCCGTGGTATGCAGAACTACCCAGGCACAACCGAACGCTTAAACATGCTCGTGCGACGTTGCAAAAACCTTCGCGATCAAGGTACAGAAGTCGTTTTCCTCGCTCACGAACAGATCGAACGTATCTACGCCAAGGGTGGGATGATGGCGAAGAAGGGTGAGCAACCGATGGAACCCATCGCTATCAAAGGTCTTCCAGAAATGCCGGGAAAACAAACTCCAGAAGAGTTTGCCCGTGCGGCCGACAACGTCTTCCGGATGAGAAACATGAACGGCAATCCAATATGGGTAGCACGAAGAGAACCTATCGGTGGAGGAGGAGACTATTGGGAAGTCAAAGCAAGGTTTAATGCTGATGCGATCCAGTCGGCTTTACTTCCTGCCTCATACACAGGTCTACTTGAGGCTGCAAATAAGTTTAACGTCAAACTTGACCTCCCTTATATCTGGATTATCTATGGGGTGTTTGGTATTAAGAAAACACGCAGTCTCCTCTCCTTCCCACGTCCGTTGAAACTTTTCGATCTTGACCGCGGCTCAACCGTCATTAAACACGAAGTGGACGATCTCCGTAAAAAGGGAGAGGTGTTTGACATCGTCGATGATATCGACTGTGAAGAGTCCAACCACTATGAGAGATTTGTAAGTGAACTGGAGGCCACGTTCGGATGATAATTATTATTCAGCTTACAACACTTGCCATAACTTTGGCCACTACATGCTACCTAATTTGGGCTATACACAATTTTGGAAAGAGGTTTCCACGTGGCTAAAATCGACATCACCATCAACACCAACTCCTGGCCGAAGTTACAAATGGTAATCTCCGCCAACGACGAGTTTGGTCGACCGATTCTGGTCGATTCCAAAGAAAGATACGACCTGGCGTATACGAAGTTCGAGAATGATTTACACAACGTTTTACGCCCGATTGTAGAGAGTGTAGTTAAATCCCGACAAAGAGGACAATGACAAATGACAATGATTCAACAAGACATGACAAAAGTGCCAGCTGCCGGTGACAATGTACCAGAAGGTTGGTATGCTGTTCGTGTTAAACACGTCGAACACATCCCAGCTGAAAAGAACAGGGTAAACCTCCAACTTGCGATTCAAGATGAGGGGTTTACTGGACGAATCATCTTTGACAACCCCCAGTCTGATGTTCCCATGGGTGCGTCAAAGGTAAAAGCCTACTACGCAGCGGTTGGATATACACCAGGACCTGAAGGTCATGATCCAGAAAAACTCCTGGATGGTGAGTTTTATGTCTACGTCGTGCACAACACGAATGGAGACAAGACTTACGCGAACGTGGCGCCCTGGTCGATCCGTTCAATGCAACAAGGTAAAGGTTCCAATCCAAAGGGGAAGTAATGGGTCCCGTTTTATTCATCACCCTTTGGTGTATCTTCGTAGTACTCTACGAAAACCGCTATGAACGACGGTTTAACGACCGACGGCGTAAACGGTTAGGGTTGAAGTAAAAACAACTAACGCAGGGTGAGCACCCAGCTCTGGCGATGCTCACTCTGCAGTTTTTGGAGATCAGGATGGAAATTTGTAAGGAGTTTACATTCGAAGCTTCCCATGTTTTACCTCATCACAAAGGGAAGTGTTCTAACCTCCACGGACATTCGTGGAAGTTAACGGTCTACGTGCGAGGCCCCGTTGATACCGAAACAGGCATGGTTGTTGATTATGGGGATATTAAATCTTCCATCCAACCGATTATTGATGAGTTGGATCATGCACATCTGGGAGCGTGGGAGACAGATAAAGTTAGTATTTCTTCTAAGCAAGAATATCCAGGATGCACAAAACAGGTATCTTGGTTAAGAACAACAAACCCCACTTCAGAAAACCTGCTGATCGAAATCGCCAAACAAATCGTCAAACGTGGTCAGGTGTTTTCATCGTTGACGCTGGATGAGACCTGTACTGTATCGTGTCTACTCACCTGGGAAGAATTCAATCAACTAGGCAAACAATAATGCGTTCCGATACCAAATCCGAACTCCAGATGCTGCGTGAGGTAGCTTGGTTCTTTCTCCATAACAGAGTATGCTATTTCTGTCAATGTTACCTTATTGACTCGCCTAAGCGGATGGGAGTATTGGTAGAAGGCTTAACTTTCGGCCATCGTCACCACCAACGTTTCCCTCAAGACATTACTCTCCACCATATCGACGAAAACCGTGAGAACAACAAACCCGAGAACCTCGCGTGGTGTCACGACTCTTGTCACCGCTCCCACCACACCCGAAAACGTTCAGCCCTACGAAAGGAGATAATTAAACGTTATGAGTCCCAAGAAAACCAAAAAGAAACCCAAGAAGTCCCAACGCCCGGGGAAATACTAAAATGAGTGAAACCCCAACTACCGACATCATCCTCCCTACGAGTTTAGTAGACCGTATCGCAGGACTGATGGTGTTGTTACAGAAAGCAAACCCCGCTGACATCCTTTACGATTTCAAAAACCTAAGGATGTTGGCAGGTCACATACAAACAGAGATACAGAAGGTGCGAGGCCCCTGGGTTATCTGTCACCTCTGTAAACCCCCGTTGAGGTTAGAAATGGAGAAGGTGTATGAACACGATACAACAATCCACAATGCCTACAAGTCGAGATAGAGGGTTGCCTATTGCAGAAACCTTTCACTCGATTCAGGGTGAGGGGACTTGGGTCGGTACCCCAATGCATTTCATCCGCCTAGCGGGATGTCCTGTGGGGAAGAAGGCTTCTAAAGATTGGGGAGAAAAACACAACGCTTTAGAAGGTCATCCTATCTTATCTAACGGAGTTGCAGGCTCAATGTGTCAAACCTGGGATGGGCGCTTCTTCCCCTGCGACACCGACTTCTCCTGTCACACCTACAAAACTGTGGATGAGCTTATTGGTGAAACCTGGGAGAAACATATCTGTTTGACTGGAGGGGAGCCTCTCATCCACCAACAGAGTTTAATTCCTCAAGGGTTCTTCCAAAAGGCGTTCCAAAAAGGTATCCAAATACACATTGAGACTTCAGGTACGGTCATGCTTTTCCATGCTCTTCATTATGATAAACGCGTGTGGATTACTGTAGCTCCTAAATGGAGTTTCTTACCTGAAATGATCCAGCTAGCAAACGAAGTTAAACTCCTCATAGATGAAGGATGGGATGAAAGTAAGTTTTTATGGGATAGTATTCAAACCCCTATCTTTGTCTCCCCTATCAACGAAGAAAAAACTATTAACCAAGAGAACGTCCGACTCGCTCTCGCAGTTCTACGTTCTCACCCAACATGGAGGTTGAGTTGCCAATGGCACAAGTTTCTGAACCTGAGGTGAAAATATGGTTTTAATCCCACATCGTGACGACAAAGCCCCCTTTGAGATGACCGCTACCCGAGATGGGGAGTGTGTGGAGTGTGAGGTAGAAATCTTTGAGGGTGACAAACTAATCTGGGACCCAAAAGAGCACAAAGCTTACTGCGAGTCCTGTGGAGAAGACCTCTTATGAGCGACCCACACATCTCCTTCCGTAAACCGAAGTGTATCATCGAACAAGACACAATGTCGTGGTCTCACAAATATTACCTCTATCTCGGGCGTCACTACCACCACGCGGGTAAGGAGTGTTGGATTGTTGGGGCCATTAACACCGTTACCTCCGAAGACAGAGCCCGTCACTACAACACAGATGCGGGGTCCACCGATCCCAAAGCGGAAGCTTTGATCTTCTGGGAGGCCTTCCTCACCGGTATGACCAAGGCTCCAGAGAAGGAAGAAAAAGATGACTGGGAGATCGAACTCCAAAAGTACCTCCAGAAGGAAGCCAAGAAACACGGATACACCTCAGACAAACCAAACATTATCGTCTGATCCTGTAAACCACCCAAGGCATTACAACGTTCACCCTTCAGGGATTGAGTGTATTGATATTGTTGAGCATATGTCGTTCAATCTTGGTAATGCTGTAAAGTATATCTGGAGGTATGCAGATAAGGATGGATTAGTTTCTCTTGATAAAGCTATCTGGTATATCCAACGAGAGAAACAGAGATTACTTCAGCAATCCTATTCAGAAATTCGTGACAAACAGGAGATCAAACGTGGACCACGGTAAAATCGAAAAGGGTGTGAAGTTAATCCTACAAGGATTGAACTGTGACACTAAAGATCAAAACTTCCTCGAAACGCCGGATCGTGTTGCACGTATGTACCACGAAATATTCAACTGTCCGGATGTAGAGTATCCAACGTTCGAGGAGAGGTATAACAACTTCATCCTCCTCCGTGGACATGAAATATGGGGGTTTTGCCCTCACCACCTTCTGCCAGTCGAGATGTCCGTCGACGTTGCCTACATCCCTAACGGTCATGTGCTCGGTCTTTCCAAACTTGCCAGACTGCTCCACGACATCAACCGCGGTCCAATCCTCCAGGAGAAATTCACAAATGACGTTATCGACAAAATCTACGAAGTCCTCCCAAAATGCAAAGGTGCGGCATGCGTCGTCACCGGAAAACACGGATGCGCCAAGATACGAGGGGTTCACACCAAGGGGGATTTCAGAACCTACAGCATCCGAGGAGAGTTTCAGACGGACCCTGATCAGGAAAGGCGGTTCCTCGAACTCGCCAGAAATGGGTATGGGAAGTGAGAGATGAAGGTACTAGATCCCGGACACCTCTATGAAATGGATGAGTTGGATAAAGACGACAACCTAACAGCTGTCCTCCAATTCGTCAAACGTGAAGGAGAAAAATACCCTGGTAATGTAGGTACTTCACCAGGTGTAACAATGCAGGAAGTACTTCGGTGTGTTATAGATAGAGCTATCTATGTTAACATACAGAGATCTAATATACATACTCTCCGAGGTATAAACTATCTACGTTCGGCTTTCAGAGAGTTTGAAGAAAGAGCTGCAGAACTACATGGCAGACAATTAACCAACCTCGCTCTAAACATTGAAAACATGCCAACATGTAAACTATGCGGTCATATCCAATGCAATGGAGAATGTCGTGAATGAAAAACCCCCTACCTGCGCCGGCTGTCCCTACTTCGATCGCCCCATGGTCCGAGGAGACGGCCACCCCTCCGCCCAACTCTTCATCCTCGGACAATCTCCGGGTGATAGGGAGAGGGAGTCGGGCAAACCGTTCTCTGGCCCCTCGGGTGAGGTGCTTAACACTGCACTTCGAAAAGCTGGTATTTCCAGGACCCAGAATTACGTTAGTAACATGGTTAAGTGTTATGTACCCGCGGGAGAAAAAGTGGACCCGTCGGCGGTTAAACACTGCAGACCTCTACTGTCCCGCGAAATGGACCTTCTCCCTAACTGCAAAACAATACTTACGGTTGGTAAGGAAGCTTTTGATGGAGTGACTGGGAAGGATATGAAGTTGGTTCATGTTAGGAAGTCACATGAAGAAGATCCCGACGTCTGGTTAAGAGGAGCTCCTTTCGTCTTGGGAGATAAGGTAGTTATAGGAACAGCTCACCCCTCTCATGTCATGAGGACAGGCTTCATGAACGCCCCTACTTTCGAGCATGATGTGGATAGAGCAGGGAAGTTTGCTGAGGGTGAGCTGAAAATAGTCGAACCTGTATTCATCCAAAACCCCTCTGATAAGGAGACTGAAGAGTACGTGTCTCTTATCCTTAGTAAAGGAAAGGGAGGTCTTGATATAGAAACTCCTCGCTATATGTCCTTAGATGAGGATGAGGCTGATGCTGTTATTGATATCCCTGTAACTCAGATTGGGCTGTCCGCTAATCTGCATGAGAGTATTATCGTTCATCCAGATCAGTTCTTTCTTCTCGAATCTCTTCTTAACGGAGAGAAAGAAGTCATCCTTTGGGCATACGGAGCTGGGTTTGACTTTCAACACCTAGGCAAGAAATGGTCATTAAAGAATGTAAGAATAGCAGACGCTATGATTGCCTTCTACCTTCTCTGGTCAGATCTTGCCACTGATCCTTCAACTGGGAAGAAGAAGAAGGGAGGAGGAGCATTCGATCTAGCAACGGCTCAGACTTATTATTCAACTACTTCCTATTACAAGAACTGGGCGAAGTTGAAACCTGAGTTGTATGAAACTCTTGGTAACTGCTACGACACCTACACTGCAATGGAGATTGGAGAACGTTGTCTGGAAGAGATGAGACGAAAGAAGCAGAATATGGAGTCCCTCTTCTGGTCTCTCATGCCTGTAATCAAAGCAATCGAACCTTGGAGAACAACTGGTTGTAGGTATGATACTAAAGAGAGTATGACACTCTTAGTTACGCTCTCTAAAACTCTAGAAGCCTACGAGAAGTTCTGGAGAGAGAAACTTCCTCTAGTTGATTGGGGTTCTCCAAAACAGTTAGTAACTCTCTTCACCGCAATGGGGTTGAATGTCCCTAAAAAGAAGAGACCTAACGGCAAATACACTCCTTGTGTGGATGATGACACCCTTGAGAATTTTAAGAATAAAGGAGTTCAACTTGCTGGTCTCATCCAAGAGATGAAGATGTTACGTCACTCCGGCGATTTTGTTGATCTTGCGGATAAGGATGGAAGAGTTCGAACTAGAGCTAAGCTTCATGGACAGTCTGGAGGAAGAATACAACTTGTTGACAAGGCTCTTCAGACCGTTCCTGAGAAATTAGGAGGGACTCTTCCTAGAAGTTTGTTTATTCCAGACCACCCTGACGATCTCATTCTCGTGTCCGACTTCAGCCAGGCCGAATTCTTCATCTACGCCTGGTACACCCAAGACCCCGAGTTGTTAACCATACACGAAAGCGGAGACTACTGTTATGGATTCTTCCACGAAGAAATCTGGAAAGAACCGTACTTCCAAGAAGGGAAGCCGCGGCAGAAGAAATACGCCCGTAAAGATATCGAACCTTGGAAGCTTCTCGTTACAAAAAGCTACCCTCTGGGGTTCACCTACGGTAGACGAGCAGTGGAGTCTAAATATAAATGGTTACTGGACTGGTACCATAAAAAGTTTACTAGAGTTGCTCCCTTCCACAGTGAGCTCATCTTTCGAGCGACAAGAGATGGATATTTACAAACTGTCTTTGGGAGAATGCGTCGTTTCCCTAATCCCCGCGGACAACACAACCAAATCCTCGCTTTCCCAGGGCAATCCACATTGCCTGATGTGCTTATACGAAATGCTATCCTCCCGCTTGGTGGAGCTCTGCCAAGATTATTCGGGGAGCGATCGAGAGTACTTTTCACGGTCCACGACTCAGTTGTGTGTAATATTCAAGGGGCTGCTCGAGAAGTTAAAACAGCAACAGATGCCTGTGAGCTCGTCACTTCTACCTTGTCCTCACCAATCCCCGAAATGAATGGTTTCTTCTTGCGATGCGAGACGAAGATAGGTACTAACTGGCAAAACGTCCACACCAAGGAGAGCTGGCATGAGCAGAACAGTGCTAGAGCAGTTAGCACGGTTTAAGGAAGTAATGACGGGTAAGAAATACCCCCGTTCTTCTGAACTGTTTGGGGGTGTGACGGAGTTTTTGAGAACACTACATGCGGGATCGGTTCCAGTAGACGAACGGGATGCTCTAAAATCCCTCGTTTGTGAAACCTTTGAAATCTCAACTGACGAACTTATCGAGGTGGTATATGGAATACAAAACGGAAATGGGAACTCCAACTCTTCCCTTAACGGCAACCAAGTTGGAGCCAACTACAAACGCTCCAATTACGATCCAGAGTTGGCTGAGCGGGAGCTTAACTCTCTCATTCCTGAAACTGGTTTCTTTAGGGATTACGTGGAATATACCTCTCGGGCTGAAGCACCACTCCCATACCATTTTTTCTCATCGGTTGTCGGCGTGGCAGCGGTATGCAACCGTAGGATCTGGGTCGAGATGGGTTACTTTAACTTTTACCCTGCGACGGGCGTTATTATTCTGGGGCCCTCCGGCCTTAGGAAAACCTCCGCAGCGGATATTATCGTTAAGATGTTACAAGAACTCCAGATCACTCCAATCTACAGTGAGAAATTAACTCCCGAAGCCCTAATCGACTCCATGAAAGGTGAAAATGCGACTGGACTTATATATGCTCCGGAAATGGCCGTTTTTCTCAACAAACAGAAGTACAACGAAGGGCTTGTTCAGCTCATCACTCGGTTTATGGATTGCCCTGATGAATGGGCATCTGGGACTATCATGCGCGGCAAAACGCCACTTCGAAACATCGCCATATCCGTCCTCATGTGTTCGACACCAGACTGGTTCGTTACTAATATTCCTGAAGACACCTTTGGTGGAGGTTTTGTTGCTAGGAACTTATTGGTCGTCCAAGAATCTTCCGCTAGATGTGAACCAATCCCACGTCCCGGAGACCCCACAATCAAAGAACGACTGATGATGCAGCTGGCGTGGTTCCACACGTTTATGGGAGCTTGTAAAATCGAAGGTCATACAGGTATCCCGGGTTGTAAATGTAAATTCTGTACCTGGTATCGCAAACACACGATTGACTCCCAACACCCCGAACATGAGTTGTTGGGAACGTATTATCAACGTAAACAGGGACATGTCGTTCGTTTGGCGATGTGCCTTCACGTAGGAACCCATTATGAATACGACATCCATACAATCTGCGAGGAGTGCTTTGAGAGAGCGGTTAAAATCCTCGATTGGAATGAGAAGTTTCTGCCTAATCTCTTCCGGCAGCTTTTCAAAACACAAGCTGGACAGGATGCGGAGATTATTTTGCGAGCAATACGTTCCTCTGGCGGCACGATCGCTCATAGCAACCTTATCCGTAAAATGCAGTACAAATTTGCGGCAACCCAAGTCAAATCCGTCATCTCGTCGTTGAAGGAGGCAGGGCAGATACGGGAAGAGAATGGGGTGCTTGGGCATATTTACATACTAGAATAGGAGAACAAGATGAAACAACTACTGCAAGACGCAATCCACGAAATCACCACCCTACGTCGCCAGAACGAAATACTAACCGCTCAGATGGCGATAGTTGATGTGTTCGCTGCTGCGTTAGGTCTAAAACGTGGTTATCAAGCTATGACGCCTGATGTTGTATATCAGTTGCAGAAGAAGTTAGATGAAATAACCAAAACAGAGGAGTAACCCCTTTGGCTGAAAACTGGGTTAAGGTAGCACGTGATCTCGGTTACACGGATGAGAAATCCATGTGGACCGATCTCTACACAACTCAACATCTATCCATCGAAGAACTCCACCGGAGGCTGAACTATGGTATGCATACTATCATTCGGCGATTGGATCACTGTAAGATTGATCGTCGACCTACAGGGGGTGCGCGTTACAGTCCTAACCAAAGAGCGAAGTTGTTCCATTTAGACCAGAGGGTGATATGGACCTCTACAATCAAGGAGTTATCCATCCTCCTCGACATTTCAACAGCTTTAATCTCCAAATACCGAAACTTCTACGAAGGAGAGTTCAATGAACTTTGCGATTATTTGTCCGATAGCGGGGTTGGAGAGGTATGCCACCCTTTCCAAAACCCACTTAGTGTTAGCCCAAATCAAGGATGAGAGATACCGCTCATTCTACAAGAAAAGGAGGGAGCTTGGCGATACTATCATTCTCGATAATGGGGCCTACGAAGAAGGGCGGTCGATCAATAATCAAACACTGGCCGAAGCAGCCCGCTACTACACGCCACAATATATCGTGTGCCCTGACGAGCTATACCAAGACTGGGAACGTACTTACGCTGCAACGAAGAACTTCCTCGATCACCACTATGATGAATTTCGCCAACTCGGTTGCAAGTTCATCGGAGTGCCCCAAACCACAAAGGGAAACATAATGGGATGGATGGAGGGAATGTTTAGAATGGTGGAGGAGTTGCCTTTAGACGGGGTTGGTCTTCCAAGAGCGTTAGTTACCCATTATTATATTGATCCCCTTACCCGAGTGCGAGCATGTGAGTTTTTAAAGCGGAGGTATGAAAATCAACTTTACATTCACGCCTTTGGAATGGTAAAAGGTAACGTCGACGAGTTGAATATGTTGCGGGACGCACAATGTGATTCGATTGACTCTTCTGCACCAGTCTGGAGAGCGTGGACAAAATGCTTAAGCATAACTAACGAAGACCAACAACGTATATGGGATGAAATTGGAACTGAATGTGATTTCACTGATGGAGGGTTTACCAGCAACACAGACATGAAGCATTCAATCATTCTTTCCAACCTGGAGGCTGTCGGTGTCGACGTCAGTTCAGCTCGGAAGTAAATATCTACACGACGGAGTTTGGTGTGACGTTCAACGTATAACCCACTCCTCCACCGTCTTCCAAGACGAGAAGGAGATATACATCCTCGAGGAGTCGTACGCTCAACTCCTCTCTGAAACCGGGAAGATAATCTTCCTCACATTCTCACAAATCAAACACCCGTTTGAGAATACAGCGGGGGTGAAAGGACTCGATACACGAGTATGGAAACGATTTTAGGTATAACTCCAGCTATTAAGATTCCGAAGCCGATTGGTGGAAGGATTATCGTCCGCCCAATTACCACAACATTAACTATTGAGGAGAGGTATGCCAGAATTAAATCCCCTCTTAACGGTAAATCTCTAATTGGGGTAGCAGCGCAAAAGGAAAAACCTCGTAATTCATGTGGGATAATTGTCGCTATCTCAATCGACCCACTCATCCAAGAAAACTTTAAGGTAGGACAGATGGTGTGGTTTGCGCCCTTGTTGGGTTCCGAGATTGCATTATTGGGCCATACTTTCCGCTCTCTCGACTTCAATGACGTTCTATCTACCGAGGAGGAAGAAAACACCCCGGAGAGTTACAAAGACCAAGTGCGGTCCTTTCTCCGGGGAGAACAACCTGATGAGGAGGTTTCTATCTAACCGGACAAACAATCGGCGGCTGGCAAGGGGGGTTACCACAACAGAAGGTAACTCCTCCGTATATCGAACCTCCAGCCAAAACTACAAACGCAGCAACTTTAACAATCAACTTCATGGGAGAATCTCCTTATGTCTAATTGGACTTTAGCACTCTGGGTTTTGAAATGTTTTGTCGAGCTAGGTTTTCTATACACGTGTATCACACGTAAGGTGAAGGTGGTCTGGATAATGGCGTTGTATAGCTTTACCACCACTCTCCTACTCATGATCACCTTCGACTGGTTTCCATCCAAATTCACCTTTGTCACTTGGTGGGTGGATCTGCTTGGCACCTTGGTGATGTCAGCTGTTTTCATCACCCTAGCCGGTTATGTTATTGATGGTGAAGAAGGTTATCTCCCTGTTTTATACACATTCATCGGGTTAATAACCTCCCAGGTTGTGTGTTTGAAGTTAAATTTGTACCTCTCTCCTTCAATATGGTTGAACCGTTTAAACATCCTCCTTTGGATTTTCTTCATCCTTATCCTAACCCACTTCTCGAAACGCTTCCCACGCTCACTGCGTATGCTTCCCGTTGATTTTGTGTCGATGGCGATAATCCCTCCACATCAGTCTATGCTGATACCCCATAATAACCAGGGTAGATAGGTTTACCGCCAGTCCCCCTATAGCACACATCGCAGGGTAGTTGTGATTTATCCATTCAACCATGTTTTTCTCCCTTGAAGTACACCTTCTCCGTATACCCAAGGCAGTTCAACTACGGCTGTTCCGGACCGTAGGTTGCATCAATCGCCTGACGAAGTTCATACATCGTCTCTTGAAGTGTTGCAGCATAGTGAGGATTCCTCAACGCCAAATGCAATGCGGCAATTCCAGAGTTGATGGAAAAACTTACCCACCAAGGTAGAGGGATTGCCGAGACTGCAGGCTGAGGATTGGGATTTGTTGCTGGTGTAGTGCTCATATTAAGCTCCTTTGCTTAAAGTTTTACCGATTTGAACTAAAGTCTCCCATCGTGAATAATCTTCAGAGAGCTTTTCAATCATATCGGTACGGTATTGTTTGTCAGGGATCCGTGCTGCCTTCGCCAACTCATACGGACCCCAGAGTGAACCGGGGATGGATTCTCCCCAGCCTGTTATTGCTACAACTGCCCCACCAGAATCGGAAGTGACCAGTTGGTCTTGAGTATTCAAACGTACTTCGTAGAAGAAGAGGTGGTCGCGGTCTTTACGCTCAAACCCTCTGATGGGAACTCCACCCTTAGGACGATATTCTTCAGAGGGATAAGGTGGTATTGACAGCCTCAACGCGGACCCAAACCCCGACTTCAACACCATTTCTTTAGGGTAAGTCAACATCGCCAAACTCGCCAACAACTCCCCTATATCCCCTTGATAGAGCTCCAAAAACGCGGGGAGAGCATCATACCCAAACCTCGGTGTAAACTCTAACGCCCAAACCCCTTGTTCATTGACGATCGAATTAAGATCGATAGGTCCAATGTAATTAAAACTCCGAAGAGTAGGAGCCATACGAGCGATTCCGTCGTCAATGATGTGGTTGTTGAAAGTGCAAGCCCAGACAGAATTCCCAGAACAACCACCGGAAGGACCCAAGTTTTGATCCATGAGCTGTTTTCTTTCCACAGTGTGGTTGAACGGGAGCATGAATTCTTTGCCATTAAACCATCCTTCGGTGGAGATTGCGACTCCACCCTCGATAAATTTTTGAAGCTCAAACTCGGAGGGGGTAGAACCAGCGAGGGTTTGGAAGTAGTCCAACATCGCGATCATGTCTTCGGAGTCGTAGGAGACGTAGGAGTCGATACCGAGGTCTGCTCCTTGTTTCGCCAACTCTCCAGAAGGTTTGAAGACGAGTCTTCCTTCGAACTTCTTAGTGTAAGCTTTTCCCGCCCCCCAATCATTGAAAGACTCAGTTGGTGGCACTTTAATCCCAACCTCCTCCATCAGTTGGAAGGCCAACCCCCTATCCATCTCTAACTGGTCGTGGAAGACGGAACCACCTATGACGTGGTGACCCCTCGACCGCATCATATCCCCCGTCTTCCCACCTCCGTTAGAATCAAACACGACAATCGTTTTGGCGTCGATGAAGTCGGACCATTTATCTACCTTCTTCACCAACCCATCGAAGTTTTTCTTCGCACGACGATCCATAACCCACGCGGCCACATCGTGCCCGTTTTCAGAGAGACGGCGGGCTAGGGCCAAGCCGTCTCCGCTACGCGACATAAGTAGAAATTTCATGCTGTTTGCAGCTCTCCCAAAGTTGTGTGAACTGTAATTGGTTTACCGAGTGCTGTTGTAGCCCATTGAGCTACTGCCACCGCATAAGCACTCGGGTTGTTGTTGTCTCCAGCTGGAGCGTAGATGTTGAGGAGGTCGAGAAGAGAGGATTCCTTCGTTAACCCATGACTACCGTTCAGCTTCGCAGACAGATCGTCTAACAAAGCTTGATAGCCATCGACCAATGATGCAAAAACCCTATACCCACCACTGTCAACAGGTTGAGACTTCTGAAACGCGCGGAGGTTACCTGGGTTTCTGTTCCGGTTTGACCTGCTCCCCGGAAACCATCCTTCATAATGCATAAACGCATCAGCGAGTGCTTCAACCGTTCTCATTTCTCTTTCTCCGATCCCTCATACTTCTGGGAAACCGTCCCCGGGATTGGATGACAGTACTCCACCTTTGGTTGTGTGACAGTCCCGGGAACAATCGTTCCTCCCACCTCTACAACATCCTTGGTCTGGTTGACAACCCCAGGTATATCATGTGGTTTATCACCGATTCGTGGCTTCATGCTCATATTTCAACTCCTCCAGTTTCTGTTCGTATTTATTCCAATCGACGCCGAGTTGGCGTGCTAAGGTACGTTCCACAATCGATGCTTGGACGTGCTGTCTGTGGTAGGGTGCGTTGGGATCATCTCCAGGTTCTCCTTTTCCCTTGAAGTTGAGATCCCACTGGTCGACGAGATTTTGATCAACCCGATCGGCCATACACCGGATTGCTTCGATCAGTTCATGTAACCCCAAACACGCCTCCATCTTCCAGTCTCCCAGAAAGGAAATGTTGATCTTTAGCGTGTCTGTCTCCACATCCAACCACCAATCACCTGCTGTGTCGTACCGTTGTTCGTTGTGAGGTATGACGTTCATCTGAATGTTCACGGTTTCTCCTTCTTTAGGGGTTTCTCAATTCCGTACTTATCATACTTAGTTGGGAAACCGAACTCATACCTTATCCTGTCTTCTGGGCTCAAGTCTTGCAGACGCTGTTCGTGGGCTTCATTCAACGGGCGGAAGCCCAAGATACGCGTGGTGTAATCTGAAAGATGTCCATCATCTGTGAATAGAGGTCCACCTTCTTCCATTGATTTGATAACCGACTTTATCTCATTTGATGCTGGAGCGAAGTCCAGAGGATATTCCATTACTTTACGTCTTGCTTCTCTCCCCTCTTGGGTCTCTTCAGCCATCTTCATTAGGTTTTGAGCTAGCTCGAGGTGAGGCGAGCCTCCAAACCCAGCTGGGCTCAACCAGAACCACTTTCCCACATCTGCGTGGAAGATTCCCTCCATTGTAGCTGCCGCAGCGAAGTTAGCTCCCATCCAGGTACCGACGGTTCTCAACGCGGGCCCGTGGAAGTCAGAAACCTTTGTTGCCATCCTGCGGAGAAAATCCATATAATTTAACGGCCACATACCGAATTGGCCGAAGATACGTCCCGCTCCTGTTCTCAACAACGTCGGTTGAGCCCCGCGGCGGTATGGCCAGAGGGTTAAGTCAACTAGCTGTAAAGCTGATCTCTTCGCTACTTCTTCTGCAGTATATCCTTCTGCTTTAATTATAGTTTTTGTACCATCCTTTAATGTAATCACTTCTGACGCTTGAGTAACAGGCTTGTTAGCCATATCTAGGATTTTATTGATTTCCGGTTTGTCGTAGAACCAGATAGATGTATCTCTCATCAACCTATCGGCGTCGATAATCCCTGCTCGATACTTATTAACAGCTTCGAAGGTTGAGTCAAACTCTCCGTTGTAGGCAATAGCTCGTGCAACGTTATGACCCCACCTTGAAGGTGCCAACAGTTTGGAGCTGAGTTTAAGGGCTTTGTCGAAAGTATTACTGCCCGCGGGGAGTTCGTTGAAGATATCTCCATACATCTCTCCTATGTTCTTTTTGTTCAGCAACGCGCCAGCTTCTTCTGCGCGTGCGAAGCCTTCGGAGGTTAAACCACGTGTTGCACCTTTGATGAAGTTTTTGATACCGAGTACGGGTAGAGTAGTTGTTGCAGCTTGGAAGACGTCGCGTACAAAGATCGCCGGCCTTGCTCCCAACGCTCCAACATATGACATTGTCATCAGCTTGTTGAAGATTGATCCTGGGTAGTTAACCTCCTCGGGCAGTTTAAACCCATCTGGGAGATAAGGGTTAATCTTCTTAAATTGTTCTCCCATCGCCCTTCCAAAATCGGCAGACATCCGAGTTATCACTTGTTGAGTGACGTCTGGAATACCACGTACGTAGTTCACATAGTTGTTTAAAGGCCAGCGGTTAGTCCCGAGGACATATTTCCCTTCGGCATCCTTCAAATCCACAACCTTCTTCAGTTCGTTGATAGCCCCTCCTGTGAACTTCTTCTCAAACCCTTCTCGAATGAGGAAGTTAAAGAATCGTCCAAGATGCGCGTCTTTAGGATCGAGAGTCCCTTCTGATATAGCTCGATGGAAGAACGACATGTCTGAAGGGAGTTTTGCTCCTCTTCCGTACACGAAATCGGGATTGAAATTGAAACCCCTAAGTCTAGGCAGTTGATCTCTAAGGTAATTGAAAGCTGGGATGTGGGTATCATTTTGAAAATTCCTCAACCATTCTTCTGCGCGGGACAGGTTTTTGAGATCGTCGGGGGTTAGCTGTAGCTTATCAGCCATCCCTGCCCAATGTTCTTTGGTGTGAGTTAGCGCATCCATGTAGGAGTATAACTTCTTTGGGTTTCCCTTTAGGAAGTCTGCCGCCAACTCCTTCTGGTTTGTTAACCAATCATCACCGGCCTTTAACGCATCGTCAACAGCTTTAACCTTTTCGTAGATAGGGAGTCTCTGACCTGACTTACTAAATGCTTCATTCAATTTGGTGTCTATATCAGCAACCCAAGGGAGCATCGGCCGAAACGCTCCCTCCATCGCTCTCCACCCAACCCACTTCTGATCCTGCCCAACCGAGTGCTCAGGCATCGGCATGTTTTCGGTTGGGCCTAACCCACGAGGATTCATCTCTCCTCTCAACCCCCTCATCTCAGCCCAGATGGAGGCGGAGGGAGCAAAATCACTTCCAGCAGCTCTCTCTTCTAGATGATCGACTAAACTACCGAAATTCTTTGAAGTGCGGAATTTGCCTTCCATGTCGATATACTTCCACACTTGCTCTTCGGGAGCGTAGAAAGCTAAACCGTCGGTTTCTCTTCCAAGTCGAACAAGTTCAGCTATACGATCAGAAGAGGCTTTAACCATCACATGATCTAACGCACGTTTGGCTTGGCGAACAGGAACTGTATCAGCCTCCAACGCTGCTCTCTTTAACGCCTTACCACTAAAGTCTTCAACCATCCTTAACACATTACCGATTGAGGTATCCCAATAAGCCAACTTAGCGAGATAGTTAACATCGCCTGTACGTACAGCAGTTGCAGCATGAACGAAAGCTTCCTCAATCATTTGAGGTTTTAACCCCTTTGAGTATGCAACATGCTGCATTAACTGTGCGCCGATTTCTTGAGCTGTCCCAAAGTTAGGAGAAGGTTTCCATAACTCTACCATAGCGAAAGGTTTTTTGGTTATGTTATACAACCTTACGTGAAGATTCTCATGCCAGAGTAGGGTCTCATTTGGAGCTGTCGCAACATGTAACGGGCGAGGATCTAAAGGATCTACATCAATCCCCAATGCTTTCACAATCCCTTCATAGTAGGAGGTTTTGGGAAACACCGTTATACCAGCGGATCCTGGATAACCTTCCTCTAGCATTTCAGGATCCATTTGAACTCTGATTCGTTCTGCGTTCTCAGTTACCCTAACCCACTTCGGTCCCGCTTGAGTTATTACTAATGAGCCACGTTCGGAGGGAGGGATGCGGTTGTTAACTGAAGTTGGTTCGACTTCACCTTTTCGCGCTGCCTCTTGTAACGCGGAAGACTCTTCAAGCGAAACTCCCGTTTGCGCGATCTTCTGGTTGATCTCTTCCTTAGCGGATTGGATGATTTCATAGCCTTTTAACTCAGACTGGAACGCTTCAAAGTTTGGAGCAAACCCCAACTCTTCCATATCAACAGTGTAGGGGTCGTGACCGAGGTCTTGCAGTAAACGTTCTGCTGTCGCATCAATCTCTCCACCCTTTCCAAACCCCTGTCCTGTCACGATGTTGTAGAGGCGTTGCATTTTGGAGGTGCGTGACTCTTCAACGTCCAGAGTGGGAATAGTCTCTTGAGTTGGAGAGACATGATTCCCCAATGCCTTCTCTACCTCAATCTCCCCCACAGGTTTAGGGACGAGTTCTTTGGGGAGGAATTTCTCAGGGACTTTCACTCCTCTCGGGAGACGTTTCTCAATATCCGAAACATACTCTTCCAACTGCCCTGGGAAGTAGTGGCCCATGGTTACTTCGTTTTGTAAGGAGTCCCACGATCCGTTCGCCATACGGATGTCTGCGGGTTTCATTGCACCAAGGGAGTACAACCACTGCTCAAACTCAGATTTGTAAACTCCAGATACCTTAGGTTGAATCTTCCATTCGTCGGGGAGGAGTTCGTTAGCTTTTTCACCAACGAGTTCTTCTAGTTTGTCTACCATTAACCGTTTGGACTTGGTTGGTACCTGCGCATTCCAAATCTGCCGAATCTGATTCGTGACGTTCTGTTTAAAACTATCATCATCACTACCCCAACGGTCGACTACTTCTTTAATCTGATCGCGGGAGGGCATCGACTTCTTAGGTTGGGAGATAACTACCTTATCTCCCATCGCTTCGGCGGGATGACCTTGAGAACGCAACTGCTCTGCTATCTGTTCTGCTCCCCCTTTATCTCTCTCTAGAAGTTCATCCAATTTCATCTTTCTTAGGCTATCAGGCCAGCTTACCCACTTCTCTCTAGTTATTCCTAAGTATTTTAAGGCAGTCTCAATTTGATCCTTATCAGTGATCGTAGCGTGATGATCACTTGAAGATACTCTCCAAGCTAGATCTACTAACTGAGAGCGTTCATCGGGAGTTAGTATTCTATTTGTTGTTGATGTATTAATAACTCTTGTGGTATATTTAGACTCCTGTGCTTTATTCTGTAACGCCAAAAACTCCTGAACCTTCCCCTGCCATCCAGGTTGGAAGTCAATGCCAAGTACCTCTCCACCTTGTTGAGTCCAGTATTGGGTTTTGTTTAGAGCTCCGGGAACATCGTTAGAGAGAATTGATTCTTGGATTATGCGACCGTCTTTTAGTTTGATCTGAACTTGAGCCCCTCTCACATTATGAGTTTCACGGAGGAAGGAAGAGCGACCTTCCTGAGTAGCTAAATGTTGGTCTTGTAAAATCTGATCTGCGATCACTCGATCAGCATCAAGTGAAACCCCTTTAGAAGGGTCTAACGCATTTTTCAACAGCTCCTCGGGATCCCCTTTAATTCCCTTGGAGATTAACTTTCCACCTAGAGATAAACCTCCATCAAGTATCGCACCAGTGGCAAAACCCTTAAGTGCTGCAACACCTTTATCCTTCCCTTCTGCTGCTCCGGCTTCATAAGCAGCGAATGCGATTCCACCTCGAAGGGCTCTGTGCGCAATGTTTGCACCTTTGGTTAAAGCAAATATATCCTCTACAGCACTCGCAGCCAAAGGTTCTGCCCCCTCCGACGCCAACATCAAAGGCGCGGACGCTCCCAACATCTCCCCAGGTATCTGCTCCCAAGCAGGGTTTTGTCCTTCTCTCTGTTGGATGGTAGAGATGTGGTCTTGAATATCTTTAAACTTGCTCGCTGCCTCGTGGTCGAAGGGAGCATACAACCCATGCATAGTTGATGCCATAGCTTGGATGGGTTTTAGCTTGGCCAGATTCTCGTCAGTCAGTAAATGCGGACGTTTCGTCTTCTCATCGAAGTATTTAAACGACGTTAGAAGATCATCATCCTTTGAGAGGTGCGGAGCTATGAAGTTGTCAAAATACAACTTCTTCATCTGTTGGTAGGTTTCTTCCGGCATTAACGGATCAAACTGTGAAGCTATCTCCGACCACGGTTTAGCACCAGAAGGAGTTGATGCTTGAGCTACCAACCTCGAGTCGGGGTCCAACCCCATATGTTTGGAGAGGAAGGCAGCGTAGGCAATCGGATCCCCCTCAGCTGTAGCTTTAGGTTCTCCAGTTCCACCGAGGTAAGCATGCATGTGTTGAGTTAAAGTATAATCCGGATGCCGCTCCAAATTCCTCTGGAGCTGTTCCTTCAGCGCCTTCATCCCCAACTCACGGTTTTCGAATACTGCAAAACCATCTTTGTCATATCCAGTGGCACCAAATTGTTTGGCGTATTTTAAATTCCCAGGGTTGTTGTTCCTGACACTTCTCGCGTCAGGCTTGGAACCCTGTTCATACTGGGAGATTCCCTCTGCCCATTGATCAACATTCAACTGAGACTGAGTGGCCTGCGGCATTAGTAAGGGCCTCCCTCATCCCCACTTTCAATCCCTGAACCTGTTTTCTTGATTGCGGTACCGATTGCCCCGACGGTGTTTTGAGCCGATTTGTCCGAAGTAGAAGACCCCCCAATCGACCGATCAATCGTAGATTGTCCAGAGGGAGTCATTTGAGGGCGGAAGCTCCTATTTGTGGTTGGGATTAAACCACCGGTGATGGTGTTCCAGAATCCTTTTGTCTCAGTCTCCGTCCACCCCATTGCCCTCATCGCTTTGGTTTGAGCGGCTTTGATCATATCATCAGTGACTGCAGACGGAGACAGTTTCTTCACCTCAGCGAGAGATTTAAACATCTCCAAATCTGCTTTAGCTCCCTCTTCCTTCATTTTAGCATCCATCGCAGACGCCATTGCTTGGTAGTGCATTTCTTCGGCTTTGAAACGAGCTACTTCAACAGCCGTTCTCTTCTCACCTGCTTCAACCTGACGTGTCGCCAAAGGCTTCATCCCAGTAGGTAAAGCATTTGCCAACCCAACCTTTTGCGCATTGGCAGCAATAGTCCCAACCTGGTCAGCAGGCACACCCATCTCGATAAGTTGGTTACCGAGCTGGGATTCTTTAACAAGATCTGTCATCGTGTTAGGAACCATTGAGTTACGCACTTCAGTTGGGAGCTCTCCACCTTTGGAGATAATCTCCGCAGCTTTCATTCCCATTGAAGGGTCTTTAAAACGTCCGTCCGCCATGAGTTGGCCGTAGATAGCGTCCTTACGAGCTGCTACCTGAGCGTCAGTTTCAGCTCCTCTAGCCACATCCATCATCTTCTGGCGTTGTTCGGGAGTGCCCTTCTGCCAAGCTTGAGATTCGAGGTTGAATGGGATATCGTTGTGAGCCATCAACTTACCTAAAGCTTCTGTATCTCCATTCAACGCTTTGTTGTGGAGATCGGTAAGAGTGCTCTGTAACTTCAACTGGTTCTCTTCCGTCTCCCCTTTCATCTTCGCCATTTCTAAACGGTGTTGGACAAGTCCCGCTAACAAACTCTGTTGGGCTTGCTTTTGTGTTTGCTTGGCCCCTGCTACAGCTCCCGTGGGGCTTTGAGTTTGTGTCCCACCATTTGGCTGCGCGCCAGCAGCAACTCCTGTTGCCCCCGTCGCCCCCGTTGGCTTCAACAAATTATCAGCCGCCCCAGACTGCTTCGCTTGTAAATGCGCCTTCATCTCATCCGGCTGCATCAACTTAATCCCAGACTTCTTCAATGTCCCTTCAATCTGTTTGGGATCAACGGGAAGCCCCATATCCACAGCCTTCATCAACCGGTCGAACTCTTGGGCGGCATTTTGTTTCTTTTGATCATGGGCTGCAACAATCTGCGCAATACCCTTCTCAATCGGTGAGTAATCCGGACCTGGCATAAAACCCAGGTTTGCTCCAACTCCTGAAGTAGAACTCGGTCCTGCCATAGAAACTCCTTATGCGAACATCCCCGCCATAATCATTGCGGAGATAATTGAACTTGCACCACCAAACATTGAACCACCAAGGTTCGAACCGCCCTGTACGCCTATTGCCTCAGTGGGGGCGAATGCCATCGCTGCGTTGCTGAAGGTTTCCTCAAGCATACCTGCAGCACCCATCTGGCGGTTTGCTGCCGACTCAGCTCCTTGGAATTGAAGGTTTGCTACCGTTTGGTCGGTCTGTGCTCCATAATCAACGTTGTACTTCGCCAACGACGCCATTAGATCTGATGACAACGACATCCCTGACGCGGCAAACTTATTTTGAATCTGCCCAAACCCTGCTTGCTGGTTTGCTTCAGACCCTTTTCGAATGGCTGCGATCATTTCTGGAGTAACTGTTGAAGCTCCAGCTCCCTTTCCCGCAGCTGCATCAGTTAAAGCTCCAATACCTGTTGCTCCAGCTCCACCCTTACCTCCAAACAAAGTTTGGAAGAGGGAGTTCATCCCAGACATGATTGGAGCCGGTGGTTTGATAGGTGTTGCGGAAGGTTTACTTCCTCCAAATCCTGGCATTACTGCACCTCACGAGGAAGAAATTCGAACTCAAGAATAGTACGAGGAAAGTCTTTTTTATGCTTGTTTGCTTCCCAAATCCATTTCGAACGTCGACGAAAGAAGATCATCAACCTCCAAACTTTAATAACAATCATTGGAGAACTGGCTTTATCGTTTGTCCAGTTAATCCCCTGACGAGAAGCAATACCTTCAGCTCTTCTATATATCATCACTGCACCTCAGGTTTCACGAAGTTAGAATGCAACAACCCGAAGATATCTTCGTCATACCACTTACCTTTGTAGAGGATGGCTTCTTTCATGCACCCTTCATAGCGGAACCGGAGTTGAGTGGCTAACCTCTTCGCAAAGGAATTATAGGTGGGAATCAACGCAGTAACCCGATGGCAGTTGAAGGAGAACATATACCCCAACGCTTCCTTAGCAGCCTGGATAATTTTAGAGTGGGGGTACTTCTTATCCCACATACAGAAGTGGATGTTGGAAGAGATTGAGTTTTCGTAGAGGTCGTTGAGGATAACAATCCCAGCATCTTCAACTAGGAAGTAGTAAGTATTAACATCCAACATCCCAGCAAGGAACAATCCAGGATTGTTAATCGTAAAATCATCAAACGCATACTCTTGAGTTCTAACCTTTTCCCAGGTCTGCTCAATCAACTTGGGATCACTCAACCGTGTTAACGGCGTTAAAAGATGAAAACTCGGTAGTTCACGTTCGCTACGCTCGCTTGTAGAAATATCTGTCTGTTGGTCCATGTACCCGCTCCAATTTTGAAGTCTACGTATCCATCCTTCCATACGAGTAACCACCCCGTAGGGATTCTACCCAAATTATGGGTGAGAGTAAAGTCGGTGTTGATTACGTTTGGGGTAACTCCCGTCACCCAAGCTCCGTTGATGTTTACTGTTCCAGTTTGGAAGGTACCGAATTCGATACCCCCGTTGAGTGCTTTGATTACTTCATCCAGAAACTCAACCAGTTTACGGTTAGTGAAGTCTTCGGTGATGAAATTAGGTACCTGCAACTTTTTCACCTCCGTCTTCAAATTCTGGGAGAAAGCCGATCAGACTTACCGCTCCTCCTCCTCCAACCCGGGTGATTTGCATAATAATCAACTCACCAGAGATCTGGATTTCGAAAAACCCCGTACGTTCGGTTTGGTCCGCTAAAGCAGTACCTATAGAAGCATTCGCAGTCTTTTGATCAAACGAATCCACACCAACACTCGGCCTCCAAGAGGAGACGGTAGCCGTCAATACAGCTACCCCATAATTCTCATACCAGAACCGTATCCTCCTCAACTTCTTTTCAAACCCAGGTACGTCCCAGATAGTGCCGTTGAATATCAATGTTCCTGCTTGTTGACCGTTGAGATTCGTGGCATCCAGATACTGGGTAGTTACTATAGGTGCATTTGTGGTGGAGGAGAATAACAAACGACGTAAATTATCCTGTATTATCCCCACAGGAATTAACAGTACTGCAATCAACACTACAGCAGTATCCACATTCCCAATTGCCGCAGTTCCTATCCTTAAAATATCAGTATACGATCCCCCCAAAGGGCTGGGAGCTGTTGGAGTAGCAGTAACGTTAAATGTAGTAGTATTACCGGGAGCCAAAGTTAAAGGTAATGCAGGTACTCCCGTTAAGCTAAACGGAGCACCTCCCAGCAATGCAATAGTGTTTATCGTTACGTTTGCTGAACCAACATTCTTCACCACTACCACAATAGGAGTTGCAGAATGTGTAACGATAGTTGTAGGGAAGTTAATCGGAGAAGGACTGACATTTAACGCTCCTCCCGCTCCCGGCGCTGTTCCTGATATCGCGGCAGAGTAAGGAGCTCCATCAGTTCCTGTTGAACAAGTGATATTCAACGTGTCGTTAAACGTCCCAGCAGCAACAGGAGAGAACCTCAACGTGAAGTTGAAGTTATCTCCAGTCTTCATTGTACGGGGGATTGTAGGTAGACCGATTAGAGAATACGGCGCTCCACCTATAGTGATGGAGTTAAGCGTGAATGATAAATCCCCGCCATTGGAAACATTAATAACTATATCTGCCGTGGACCCAGCAGCTACCGAACCAAAACCCAACGCTCCAGCTGGCGATACAACTAACTGAGGAGGATTAAACCCTCCGCCGCCTCCTCCAGGTGGGGTGATTGGCATTATGACACCGCCACATTCCCCATCCAAGAGATGGCGCCGTAGGGCAGTTGTTCATTCACCCAGGATTTATCGTCGAAGTGGAAAACCCAAACAGAAGAGATTGTGTTGTTGGAGAGTGGGATGGAAAGCCAGTATGAGCGGTAATCAATCCCAGCAGCCAGCTGACCTAACTGACAAGACCAAGGACGGCTAGATGCATTCGCTAGGTCTGCGAAGATTGACTTTTTGGCAGGTCCCCCGATGTGTTCTGGAGTGGACAGAGAAAACAGATAAAAATCATCCTCTGATGCAAAGATGGAGACATCTCCATAATTTGCTAGAGTGTACTCATAAAACACCCCTACTCCAACTGGACCGGAGTTGAAGTTGGAGATAGCGAACCGAGGTAAAGACCCTGTCTTGGATAGAATCGAAATCCCATGAGAACGGTATATCGCCATATTGTCACGAATGACAGCCACACCAGTTATTTCATCCTCAACCTCAGGGATGATGAAACTTCCTGCAGTAGGGTCGACAGCGTTATTCCATTCTAAATGGTTGTTGATTGCAGAAAATCTTCCTGCATTCACCGAACCCTGTCCTAAGTTCAAGATGAATAATGATCCACCCAATTTAGAGAGAAATAACCCTCCAGGAGCGTCGCTGTTATTTTGAATACCTTGAGAACCATCCAACCATTGTAATATAGGTGTTCCATTCACCCAAAACATACGGTTGAGGAAGACTTCTACTGAGTAGGCTTGGTTGGATGAAGGGATAAGAAACGTTCCTATATTCCCTTGGTCTAGGTACCCCGAACCTGTGAGGTAGTAGGCTTTATCTTTAGTGAGAATACCAGTATGATTAAACCCCATCACATCCTGGAAGGTCACACCTCCAGCAATTACCTGACCGTTAGGGGGATTGTTAAACGCTACAAGATTTGGAAAGGATTGAATCCTCCCCTTATTCAACAACCATCCTGTTATCTGTCGGAATGAGTTATGAGGTAAAAACGCCGCAGGCAGAGAATTATCCCATCCAGTAAACGGTGGAACAATCATCCTTGAGCGGTCGTAGGTCATTTATGCCCCTTGAGAGTTAGCTTGAAGGTAATCTTCCAAACGTATCACACACGCAACGCTTACCACCATATGTTCTTTAAGAGCTCCGAACAACGGTCCCGCGTCATCGTCGATGAAGGTAATTCCAGAGTGCTGTTCGGTACCTCCGATAGAGGCTACCATTTGATCGATCTTCATCTTCACATCGTTTTGTACCTTGTGTTTCAAATCCTGATCCATAATCACCTCGTATAACTCATTCTGCTCCCACGGGGTTGCATACCATAATCACGTGCGGGAGCGTTAGCTTGTTTGCGGGTTTGGAGGTTAGAAAGCATACCGGGAATATACTTACCCGACCCTGGGTCGGTGTATCCATAAAGCAACCGTTGCACATTCATCGCTTTATCAGGTTCACCGAGGAAGACATGACCACGCATAATTGCTCCGTAGTCGACAGCCTCCAACCAATCGTCAGGAACGTTGAGAACTGTTGCGGAAACAGGGTTGGCGATTATTGGTTTATCCCAAAGGTCCAAAACCATTTGATATGGACCGGCGTCAAAAGGTGGAGAGAACAACAAATTCCCTTCATACAACGTATACATCCCAGGTACCCCTGGTGTGAGGGGAGTAGATGTTACTCCCATGAAATCTCCCGACTTACGTAACGATTCGATATCCGTAAACTTAGGTCTCGTCACCCCGCCATTCTGATCGTAAAACACCAAGGAGTTGATCGCACGAGCGGTTGCAGGGAAAGCGAACTGAAATGTGGAAGACATCATCTCAGTTACCGAATCCTCCAACTGTTCAAAGTTAAACCCCATCGCGATGGAGATGTAGGAGTTTTTGTACCACACATCAACACGAGAAGGGGAGCCTGAAGTTATATCAGACCTTCCCCCCAACTCCAACGCCACATCTCCGGTTCTTTGCGCAATGGTTGCCATCCGAACTCCTAACGTTTCAAATAAGAAACAATCCCTAACAATGCCAAAAGAAATCCTACTCCCGCCACAAGAAAACTCCAGCCTTGTTTTAATCCTGCACCTGTTGCCTCGTTTTTGGTAATTCGGGTTTCTAAAGCGCCAATACGGTCAATCAATGCTTGGTGGGCGGAAGAATATTCCATACGAGGTAAGAACTTAACCTCTCTATCATCCATCGCCTGCCGCCACTCATTTGCGTTATCCCTCCATTTTTCTACGTTGTGTTCGGATTTGTTTATAGCCGTTTCTGATGACGCTAATGCGGCCTTTACAGCCTTCTCGTGTTCTTGTAGAAGAGCGATAAAGTGTTCGTGTAAAGTATCAACTGTCCAGCCATTTTTACTCGAACAGGGGGACATAGGACCTCAATTAGGTTACAGACCTCGCGCGTTCCAATTCTTGATCTGAATACCGTAGGGTGAACCCTTTCCATCCGAGTCCAACTGTGCGGCAGCGTGGAGGTACCACGGTTTGGTTGCATATTTGAACTTCGCCTTGTGAGTGGCGTTGACTACATAAGAGTGTCCATCCACTACTAACCCCAAATGAGTGGTGGTCTGATTCACCCTGTCAACTGAGAAATAAGCTTGCATATCAGTCCACACTCCAGGTTTCGGTTCGAACGGAGGTAAGCCTGCAGGAACTACCCAATGCTGAGCTGACTCGTCGAACCACCGAATGGCAGGCGGTCCATCAACCTTAGACGGTTTAAACTGCCATCCCATATCATACTCCAACCCAGCTTCAGCCATCGCAAGCTCAAACTCTGATGCTGTGCTGACGTTGATATCTTTCTGGGTAGGGTACATGAACGATAATCCAAACCCAAAATACACACAAGGGAGATGTCCTGTTGAAAGAGTAGCCGCTCTATAAACATTATCCCAAGGCTGTCCCTTAGGCCTCACCTTCGGTTGGAAGGTTAAGCTCGCAGTTGACCCTGGCGTCCATATACTTAAACCGTGAGGAAGAGGATTCGGCCCGCCTGTATCTGCTCCACCTTTATCTATAAATGATGGGAGCAGGTTTAAATTCGTCCACTCTTGAAGTTTTACATCTCCATCCAACTGTGCACCAATCAACGGATCCATATTACCCCTTTATTAGAAGTGAAATTCCAAAGAACAACAAACCTGCCGAAACTGCAGCGATTGAACCATTAGGATAATTTGGACTTGGCGCTCTAAATCCAAATCCCATCCCTGCTAGCCAACAAAGACATGCTATACCGACCAAGACTTGGTGTGCTGTCATACATCCTCCTTAAAACGGGAGGGCTTTTACACCCTCCCACTAGACTATTTAGAAACCTGATTTGGATCTTGCACACTACCGGTTGTGGTTACATTCCCAGTGGGAGTACCGGAAGGATTCGGAGATGAAGTACTTCCCACTCCAGGAGTCTGGTTAGGATTGGGGTTCTGCTGAACAGCTGTTGATGCAGGATTGGCAGGATTTGGTTCCTGCGTACCCTGCTGAGGAGTTGATACTCCCGAACCAGACTGGGTTTCGGAAGAAGCAGTCGAACCAGAAGTGTCAACTTTTGATTGAGTGATTTGCCCCGCTCCATCCACACTGAAGGACGTCCCACGAGCTGAAGAACCTCCTACAGTAGTTACCACCATCACATCACCCGTCGTAGCGCCGGAGGGGACCGTAGTTGTGATTTGGGTGTCGGACCAACCAGAAGCCAAACCAGCATCAACTCCGTTGAACGTCACCTTGGAGGCTGATTGGGTTAAACCGAACCCAGATCCGTTAATCACCACTGTTGACCCAACCGGACCGTTGGTGGGCAGTAAAGAACCGATCGTTGGGGTTTGTGGAGTGTTTGTCGTAACTGCCTGGATGATCGCAGCCTTCTCCGCATTGATCGTATCATCCAAAGCTTGCAGTTTTTCTGGATCCGTTCCCGCTGCCTTAAGCTGAGTTGAGATATTGTTAAGCAACTGAATGAGAGATGCTACTGCATTATTCTCTTCTGCCACATCCTGGGTGAGTTTGTCAAGCATTGTCGACATACGTTGGAGCTCCTTTTTTATGTTACGGATATCACGTAGTGCAGATAATATCTCGTCGAATCTTCTTACATCATCGCTATGAAAAATACTCATTCGAAACTCATTTCTCCTGGGTCGGAAAAGATCTCAGGTTTGTCTGAGGAACCTTCCCTCCCGGACGAAAGTTTGTCGGAGATGATACGTTGGCGCCGTTCACGGGTGGTAGAGAGATCGTCGATGCAGGAGACGGTACAGCGTAGATGCCCCTGTTGTTTCTGCAACAACGTCACAGGAAACTCCCTCCAGCATCTCTCACACCTCCCCTTCTCAACGAATTGTGCTTTGCCGGTGGACATACTACCTCGCGTGACACTTAACAGCAATCAAATCACTCGCTACCCAAGCAGCTGAAGCTGCCGAGGAGTTAAAGTTCCCTATCGTGGCGGTGCTTGTTGATTCTCCCGTCTGACGGCATTTAAACACTGTAGTTGAGAATGTCGTTCTATCTTCACAATCACAATCCCAACCGTTAGCAGCTGTGGGTAAACCGATTACTCCAGCAACGGCAGTACCACCAGTTCCAACGTTAATACGGAAATCAGCAGTGCCATTTGAGACTGTAACAGAAGGAGACGTACCAAATCCAGACGAGATAGTTGGAGTGTTATTGAAGAACATGGGGTTTTGGAATCCAACCTTGGTGGCAGTCGTTAGCGTAGCTGATGTGATAATCGGACTAGTATCAGTAACGATATTAGCCCCCGAACCAGTTTGTCCGGATAAAGCAGTTCCCCCGTTGATCTTCATACCGTTAAAAACAAATGCTAGATCAAAAATGGAAGATGTTAGTCCGCATGTTCGGTTGGTATCAGCACCAATTACGTTGGTGCTGTTTACATTCACCATATGAGCGCCTGGACTGAACGTGTTTGATGTAACGTTTAAAGTACAAGCTGGCGCACTAGTATGACCTTGAGATATACCATTCATCAGATTTACATTCTGAGCATTGTCAGACTTTACAGCAGTTTGACCTGGAGTAGAAGATAAACGAGCATCAAACTTGAATTTGTCAAAATAGATGTTTGCCGGTCGATTTGTTGCTGTACCATTAATAAGCACATCCGCTCCCTGTGAAGCTGCTGCTGGGGAGTTAGCACCATAGAGTAAATCCAACCCATTCCAAGAAACGGTATCAGGAGCACCTACTACAGGGGTTCCAGCACTAGGCCAAGGACTAACTGTATCATACCCAGCTATACGAATAAATCCTGTTGGGGTAGCGGTGTTAATGTTCATCTGAGACCCATCAAACTTAATGTTACGATTCGACCCACCACCAATCCAAAGTAAAGGTCCTGTGTTAGCATTACACCCACCCGTATCCCACGATGCACTATAGGCGTTGAAGATCGAACTTCCCCAGTCAATAACTAGACCCGCTCCACCGTTTTGCTGGCAGTTGTTTTGGTAGTTTTGAAGACTTGTGCCTGTAGAGTTAACATGGTAGTGGTTTGCTGTCAATCCTCCACGTACTTTAACATTTTCTAGGTAAGTGGTATCTTGCGAGTTTTGTCTAAGAGCGTAACGAGCGATACCATTCCCATCAAGCATTAGGTTGTAAACCCTAAGTCCAGTACAACGGGAAGGACTACAATCCATGTTGAGAACGTCTTGTGTGCTAGACATGGGGGGAACTGCTATGAATCGTGTGACCGCTCCTGTTAATAATGTGTTGAGATCACCACCAGCACAACCCACTAAAGAAACGTCAGAATTGGTAACGTTGACAGTAGCGTTGATTGATACATCAGCACATGGAAGATCAACCTCATAAGTACCACTCGAAACGGCATCATTAATTGCAGTTTGTATGCCTGTCGAAGTTAATGGATATTTATTACCGTCAATAGCAGTCTTCCCATTTGCTTTATAGAAAGCAAAGGAGTTTTGACCTACAGTGGCGGTTATATTTTCCGAAGTAGAAATCGTAGTTCCATTGTCAGTAATGCCAGAATTTCCTATAACTCCTGTAGCACCGTTAGTGAACTTCGTTAGGGTGTTTGTAGTACCAGTTCCTGTATTGATAGTTCCAACGGGGATGTTAAGTGCTGTAACGTTAGTGAACGTTCCATTAGAAGCGAAAACGTTCGAGTACCTCAACCCAGAAGATCCCAAAGTGAAAACATTGTCCGCAGAAGGAATCAAGTTATTCTGTATAGGAGACGTTATCACACTCGCCCATTGTGGGGTGGGTTTTATCACCGGACAGAATTTGGGGTTGGATAGATCATACGTTGTTCCTGTAATACACTGCTGAGGAACAGTATTTGTAGGACTCCCTACCCCATTAGGGAAGAATGCCACTTGATAGGTGAGGTTAGCGGGTTGAATTAAATCCGTCCCCCAGACCTGGCAAGCCCCAGACAAGGCGAGGTTTTTGATATTCCCAGACCCATCAATCCCACATGTGCCTATTTGTGGGGCGATAATGCCTGTACCCGTAACAAAGTAAATCACCCCGTTGTTCTGAGGAGACAAAGTGAACACCACAGTACCGGAGGTGGCAAGATTTCCTGACGCATCCTGTACCACCCCAGTTACCGTAGTTTTAGTTTGGCCGAGGGCCGCACCAACCAAGAGAAGAACAACCAGTAGTTTTCTCATTCGAAGAACACCAATAACTTTCCAGAGCTGAGTGTTGGGACTTGAAAACCCGTGTCTATCCATCCAATTGCTGCTGTTCGGACTTCTGACAGATCATTTGCGGCGGTTGGGGACCAGATGAGATTCCCCAACCCGTTGTTTACAATAAGAGTAGCACCAGCTAGGTAGTTGGTCCACTCCATGTGTTTTACTTTACAACCTTTTGGGAAGATAATAGTTGCTCCGGGTGTGTCGATAACTGCCGGAGATTGCGCGAGTTGATTTGCCATCTCTCCCCCTTAATTACGGTTGAAAGCACAATGAGCTCCGATTGCTGCGATACGGAGAGTTGTTGTACCTGGGATTACCAACGCCAGCTCAATCTCGATCAACCCTAGATCGTCTTTATGGAAGATTAAAGGGGTGCCTGATGACTGAGTTTGTACAGGTAAAACCGAATATACATACTGGTTAGCAGCTGGGGTTTGGGTTTTTTGCACGTTCGCTGCCGCTAGTAGATCCGTCTGGACGAAGATTGCTCCACCAGCAGTTTTAGAATACACCGTTTTACCCAACCGGAGTGTGGCTGAAGTTGCATCTGCGACTGAGATCGAGTAGATAGCAAAGATATCTAATACTGCTACACCCTTATCAGGTGCAGCTACCTTCCCATCCTGCCCAAACAAATCGTTGATGTAAGTTTCCCCTGTACGAAGTATCTCATCCAAGGTTGCACGAGCAAAGACGTTCCCAGCTCCTGCAGCAACTGTGATAGCCCAATCGCCTGCTGCAATACGAGTTTTGGCTACCGCACCAGCTCCTGAGTTAGAAACGTCAAGGTTACCCGTTCCAAGAATCATCATCCCGTCGTTGTGTGGAGCGGAAGACATAAGCCTTCCGCCCTGCAGTGAACCGGTTGTAGAAGGAACGTCAAAGATGGTATCTGCTACTTTTTGAATTACCGCCATAGTTCCCTCCTATTGTCCTGGGCTACCGGCAACCCCGTGCCAGTAGGTAACACCGAAGACCTCTCGGAACCAAACTGAGAATGCAGCGCTCTTCGTGGCGAAGTCATCCTGACTGTCAAACTCTGGTTGAGTTCTCCAAAAGGCCTTGAGGGTGTGGCCCGACTTGCGAGCCAACATCCACCAGGCTGTAGTT